TGAGGTCCGCGACGCGCCGGTAGCAGATGGCTCGCTGGATCTCGGCACCCTGCAGATCGCGCAGCGAGTGGTCGAGGTCGACGATCCAGCGGCTCATCACCTTGGGCACCGTGCTGCCCCGCCAGATCGTCTCGATCGTCCGTGCGACGAGGTACGCCCCGATCCCCATCGCGAGGCTCATCCACACGACCCAGGTGCCCGAAGTCCAGCTTTCCATGTTCGCTACTCCTCCCAGGTGACCATCGCAGCGCCGGCCTCCACCCAGTGGACGCTGGCGCGCTGCAGAAAGTCGACTGGATCAGCCGGCACGGGAAGGCCCCGTGCTCGGCGAAGCTCGTGGACGCGCAGCTTGACGGCGTGCTCGACCTCGGTGCGCGTCAGCATGCAGTTGATGCCGCTCTTCATCGCGACTTCTTGCGCTTTTTGCTGGTGGCTGCGGATTGGCGCAGGAGGCGCTTCCGAATATCCAGCACCCGCTGGACGGGGGCGCTGATAGGGGACTGCCTCCACTTGCCCCGGTGTCGCGTCATTCCGCAGAGCGACTGGCCCTGTTGGCCAACTCCCACGTACCCCGCCAGCCAGTTCCTCTCCTTCGCGTGCCCCGTCTGTTGCCGGCATAGATCCCTCCATGACTTGATGGCTTTCGCTACGGTTGCCAAGTTGTGCTCCGGTTCGAGCAGGCTAATCTGCTCTATCCGGCAAGATGTTGATGGATTTCCCGTCGGGTCATCGTCATTGCGGCAGTCCGGCATGAACCGCGCCCGGACCTGCCCGAGCCCCCAGTCCTCCCGGTTCGCGCTGACGGCGCCCGAGCGCCACCCGGACTCACTGCAGACCAGGGCGACGAACGTGTCGCCGCGGACCCCCACAGCCGTCGCGTGGGCGTTGGCAAGCGAGGCGTACCGTGCGGCGGTTTTCTGCGGCAACGACGGGTTGCACGCAAGGATCAGGGCGGCCAGCAGCGGCGCGGGTCCGGGCATCGGGGCTCCAGGAACAGGCCGGCTGCTTGTGGACCGGCTGCCCAAGGATACCGGGCGGTCGACGAAGCGTCAACGCTTGGCGCTTGGACTTCCCCGTGGAAGGCGGTAGCATGACATGCCATGGAGCTTCCGGTGGTGTACGAGGCCCCGCCGTGGTCGTCGACAGACGACGTCCCGAGCGATCGGGCTGCAGGTCCACCGATGACGGGGCCAGTCGCTCCTGTTGCGGCTGAGTCGTATCGCGCGCCTGCGTCTCCACCGCACGAGATCCCCACATACGATCCGCGTCTTCCTTTTGCTCCCGCCGCCGAATGGCCGATCCCCTCCATGCCGGCGTTCGCGGGGGCATCCTCTCCGGGCTTCCCGCCGAGCCGCGTGCCCCTTTCGCAGGAGCCCGTCGCAACGACGCCGCTGAGCGGCCACGTGCTTGGTGTCGTGACGATCGCCGTCGGGCTCGGGGCGGCAGCGGGCGTCTACTACGGCGGGCCATTCGGCGCCGTCGCTGGGAGCTTGTTCGGTGGGGCTGCGGCGAACGCGTACAAGGCCGTCGCGGCCTACAAGAGCGGGAGCCCAGCCGGTGATGCAGAGGCGAAAGTCTCGGCGACCTACGCGATCATCGCGGCGGCGCTCGGTGGCTGGGTCTCGTACAAGTTCGTGAAGCCTCGCGCGGGCTACGAGCAGAACCCGGAAGCCGAGGCAGCGAGCGGCGGTGAAGGGGCCCCGCCGCCGAAGGCACTACCCGTCAAAGAAGCTTCGCAGGCGAAGCCCGGACTCTGCCGACCGCGGCACGCGTATCCCGTCGTGTCGAAAGCATGCGAGGAGCGGCCATGAGCGATGGTGTGGGTGACGCGGTTGTTGCTCTCGCGACGCCGGAGTTCTCGATCAAGCGGATCCTTCGGCCGTTCAAGGGGTTCGAGCAGGTCTACCAGGGGCAGCGTGCGCTGACGCCGATCTGCCTTTGCGAGCGGGACCAGCCGTACGATCCGCTCGCCAAGCGAAAGTCCCCAGGCTACGACCCGAACCTCGTCTACGGTGTGCCGGGCCAGATGGGCACGCGGTGCAGCATCGAGTTGCCGTTTCTTCCATGGAGCGCGGCTGGTACCTTCCAGCACTACCGCTACACGCTGAACTGGCGGCTTCGGAACACGCGCGACCACAACCAGAACCCCGATCAGCGTGTGCCGTTCCACATCGCCAAGAGCGGTGCTGGCGTTCCAGAGACGCTCATCGATCCTGGGCCGCGCGTGCCGATCTACGGGATCGTCGACACGGCCGTGTACGCCCAGACCGAGCCGCCCATCGGCCCCGGGATACAACCGCCCGCCAGGGTGGTTCTCCATCCCGTGTGGATCGAGCCGCAGCCCTATCCGCAGTTTACGCCGCTCATGCCTGACGGGACGCCCGGCGCGATTCAGCAAGGCATCATCCCAAGCAATCCGCTCGGCACGCACAAGATGCCTTTCTTCCTGAACCACGAGGTGCAGTCCATCGGGGATGATCTGGTCATCTCGATCATCCGAGAGGAAATCGATCCGTTCCAGAACTGGGACTTCGCTCTCGGCGGTGTCGACCACGACTTCAGCATCTTCTTCGGTAACGGTGCTGGCGTCGAATACCAAGACCTCGGCGTGCTGCTCTCGTGGGGGATCTCACCGTGATTTCCCACGAGGGGGCGAGCGGAAACGTAGCGCTGTGCTTGGCTGACGGTGCGAGTGCACCAGTCTCGGCGCTTGCACAGGGCAGGTTCCGGTACAACAGCGCGCTCAGCCGACTCGAATACTCCGAGAACGGTGGCCCATGGACTCCACTGACGAGCGGCGGATCGGGAGGTGGCTGGACCGACGATGGCCTCGTAGTTCGGCTCACGACGGCGACCGATACCGTGTCGGTCGGCAACAACCTGATGGCGGGGACCGAGAAGCTGCGTGTGACGGGTGGAGCACTCCTCGCAGACGGAACGGTCGGTGCGACCCCGGTATCCGGTGCCGGCGTCCGGCTCATGTGGACCCCGTCGAAGTACGCGCTCCGTGCGGGCGAGGTGACGGCAACGCAGTGGGACGCGGTCAACATCGGCGACTGGAGCGCGGGGTTCGGGCTCGACGTCATCGCGAGCGGCGCCGCGAGTTTTGCCGCCAACCGTGACACGCTCGCGAGCGGCGACATTTCAGCTGCGTTCGGCAACGGGTCGCAGTCGGAAGCTGTGCACAGCACGGCGTTTGGAAGCTGGTCGAAGGCCCGTCGCCCTGGCCAAGTCGCGATGGCCACGGGCTACTTCGCTGCTCCTGGCGACTTCCAGCAGAGCCTCATCACGATGCGGCGCAGGTCGACGAGCGCCTTCCCCACCGATCTGACGATCGATGGAGGAGCCCCAGCCGGAGTCGCTCTGCCGACAAGCAATCGCTTCATCCTTGAGGACAACTTCACGTACACGTTCGAGGTGCTTGTCCAGGCCCGAAACGAGGCTGCGAGCGAAAGCAAATCGTGGGCCTTCTTCTGCCAGATGAAGCGAGATGTCGGCGCCGGCACGACCGCCCTTGTTGGACCTGTGAGCAAATCGATCATCGGGCAGACCCCTGCTGCAGCGACGTGGGACGCGAACCTAGTGGCCGACGCGGCCAACGGTGCGTTCGTCGTGCGGGTGAACGGGCAGGCTGGCAAGAACATCCGCTTTGGCGCGGGGATCCGCTGGATTGAGGTCGGCACATGAGCGACATCGGCTTCGAGTACGACAACGTCTACGGGATGATCACCTGGGACGGAAAGCCGATTGCGGGCGTTGGGCTGACCGGATGCATCGGCCCGTTCGCGTGCCCGATGGGGCTGCTCGTGGGCGAAGCTGTCCGGCTGTCCGCCGCCGACAGCATCGATCTGGCACAGGCCGACATCGTGACCGACAGGCCGACCATCGGCTTCGTGCTCATCAAGCCGACGCCGACCTCGGCGTACGTGCTCAACTCGGGTGAGCTTGGTGGATTCGCCGGACTCGTGCCGGGGTCCTCCTACTACCTGTCCGAGGCGCCTGGTCAGATCACCAACGTGGCTCCAACCGTCCAGGGAAGCATCGTCCAGGAGGTCGGCTGGGCGCGCAACTCAACCACGCTGGTCATCTGCATCGAACGAGATTTTGTGCTCCTGTGAGAGCACCACCCTAGGAGCAAGTCCATGGCGCAGTTCAGGTACCTCGGTGAGCCTCACTTCCCGTTCGTGGAGACGATGGGCAAGAGCGAGAAGTTCAAGATCCCAAAGAAGAATGGGACGGTAGAAGACTTCCCGGCGCCGAATCCAGAAACGGGATGGACCGTTGGCGAAATACTGACCGTGACCGACTCCCATCAGATCCTGGTTCTATCGGTAGATCCCAGGTTCGAGCTAGTTCCCTGACCGACCAACCACCACACCGCGCAAACCAAGTTTCGCGCCGATCCCCAAGGAGGTGGGGAGCAAGCGCTCCAAAGACTCAGAGGTAGCAGACCATGGCAGACTATCGATCACTCGTCATCGTTTCTGGCGTCACTCGGCAGATCGTCAACGGCGACCGCATCATCGCTCCGTCAGGCGTCGTGTCGGCTGGCGCCGATTTGACCCTGGAAGCGGCGGCCACGTACGCCATCAACGTCGGTACGGCGGTAGCTACTCAGGTCAACGTCGGAAGCGGAACGGCTCCCGTCAGCGTCGGCGGTCTCCTGTACGCCAACACGATGGACCGTGCGACGGCCGGTGCGCTCACGATCGGCGGCACGAACGCGACGAGCATTTCCGTCGGCAAGGCCGGCGTGGCCGTCACAGCCGCCGGTGGGATTCTCACGACGAGCGTCGGTCGTTCGAGTGCCGGCACGCTCGCCATCGGTACCGACGCCAACACGACGGCTATCACGGTCGGAGCCGTCGGTGTCACGACCACCATCGCTGGCGATCTGCAGGTCAACGGTGCCGAGACGATCATCGGGCTCACGACCTTCACCGGCGACGCGCAGTTCAACGGGAACGTGGTCTTCGGCAACGCGGTGACGGACACGGTCGCCTTCCAGTCCGTCATCGGCAACGGCACCTACAACGATCTCATCTTCCGGGTTGGGAATACCCACACCATCAAGGCAGCGGCTGCGGCAGCTGGAGCGGGCGGCATCGGAAACACGATGCGGTATCTCGGCGGCGATGGCGCCGCCGCAGATGCGACGACGCCTGGCGGAGCTGGTGGCTACGCCGACTTCCGAGCTGGCACTGGCGGTGCGGGAAGTGCGGCACAGATCGCCGGCATGGGGAACAGCGCTACTCTGAAGGGCGGCGATGCGGGTGTCAACGGCGGGGCTGGCGGAAACTCCGGAGGCAATGCCATTGTCAACGGCGGTCTCGGCACCAATGGCACGAACGGTCAGGTCCAGATCGGCTATACGCAGACGTCGCAAATCTACCTCGGTCCGGTCAGCGGGACCGCGACGCCGATCACTCAGCAGTCGACCTCGCAGGTCACCTTCAACGGCCAGATGTTCCTTGGTCTCGACGTGACCTTCCCCAATACGGTGGACCACGAAATCAAGGTCAACGACACGGCTACGGTCGACACGGACGGCAAGGGGATCTGGATGTACGCGGGCGCCGCCGGTGCCGCGTCGACTGCCAACGCCCTCCCCGGTGGGGCCGTCGAGCTGACCGGTGGAACGGGTGGGGCCGGAAGCGCGACGTACACGTCTGGCCCCGGTGGCAACGTGAACATCGACGCTGGACCGGCCGGTGCAGCAGCAGCGGGCGGTGGAAACTACGGCGGGAACGTCATCGTTCGAGGTGGCAACGGAACCGGAACGGTCACTGGCGGCCACGTCTACATGGCCGGTGGCAACGGAACGACGGACGGCGAAGTCTGGGTCGGCTACCAGAACACGAGTCTCATCCGCCTCGGCAACACGACGGACAACACTCCCATCTCGCAGCAGGGCACCGGCAACGTCACCTTCGTTGGTCCGGTCCTGTGCAACAACAACGTGACCCTCGGTGACGGGACCGCGGACACGGTGACCGTCAACGGAGAGTTTTTCTACTTCTCCAACCTAGTGGACCACACCGTGCAGGTCGTGGCCTCGGCTGCAACCGTGGCCGGCAAAGGGATCGGCATCACCGCAGGTAGAGGCGGGGCTGGCTCCGGAGCGACCCCTGGTGGGGCTGGTGGCGAGTGCAACCTCGGTGGTGCACAAGGAGGTGCCGGGACTGCAACGGGGTTGGCCGGTGCTGGCGGCGCGGCCTCTCTGGTCGGTGGATGGGCCGGTACTGCTCTTGCTGGAGGCGGCGCGGCCGGCGGCAACGTCACGATCGAGGCAGGAAACTCATCGGGCGCAGTCAAGGGCGCGAACGCAATCATCCACGCCGGTTACTCTGGGACAGGCGACAACGGCGACATCGTGCTGGAGTACGCGCACGACGTCACGATCACGTGCAACAACAAGATCAGCCTCGTCCCGACGAGCCACATCGAGACCGCGGCTGAGTTCCGAACGACATCTCGGATCAGGATCGGTGAATCGTCGACCCCGTCGACCGTGTCCAACAACGGCTTCCTCTACACCAAGGACGTTGCAGGCATCGCCGAGCTGTTCTGGAGAGACGACACCAACGTCGAGCTGCAGGTCACGACCAACGGCCAGCTCAACGTGACCGCCTCGACGAGTTCGCCCAAGGTGGTGTTCACGGGCACGGCCCGAGCGACCATCTCTGCGGGTGCGCCCGTGTGCCTCAACTACGACGGCGCGAACAACGGCGTTTTCAACGCGGATGCGAACGGGACGGGCACAGGCACCCAGCGCTGCATCGGCCTCGCGGACGCCGCGACGACGGCAACCAATCCAGCCTACGTCGTGACCAATGGTGCGAAGGCGACGGCGGATGCGATCTGGGATGCGGTGCCCGCGACCACGGACGTCGGCAAGCCAGCCTACCTTTCCGAGAACGTCGGCAAGCTCACGTTGACGGCGCCTTCGACCATCGGCAGCGTCGTTCAGGTGGTTGGCGTCATTTCGGCTGGTGGTACCGGGAACGTCGCGGTCCTCGTTCAGCCGCAGGCGCCGGTGCTCCTCTAGTAGGAGCGTGACAAGATGACCCACGGGGAGGCGCGTCGACCTCCTTCTTCGCGACTCCCCGTGCGGTCTCCTTCTGAAAGGAGGCAGGAGACCATGAAAGCAAAGAAGAGCGGAAACGGAAACGGAGCAGGACGTCCAATCGGTGTCAGCTTGAGCAGTGCACCGGCAGAACATCCGGTCGGTACGGTCATCCAGATGAGCGAGGAGCAGCGGACGTCGCTCGCCAGCTTGCATGACGAAGTGACCAGGCTCAAGATGCAGCTCGGTGAGCTGACCTTTGCGGCGGATGACATCGAGCGCAGACGGAAGGCGTCCGTCGAACAGCTGCGAGAGAAGTCCGGTCAGATGCGATCCACAGCTGATCAGGTCGTCCAGTCGTTCGGCATCCCAACGAACGATCCGACGGCTGGCATGTGGAACGTCGACTTCATCGGCGGCAAAATCGAGCGGGCATCCTAGCGGACGTCGTTCGGGCCCGAGGGGTAGAACGTGGCTCAAGTACAGCTAATCAAGGTCGGAACGGCTGTCACGCTGACTGGCGCGGCGAGCACGGCTGACTCCGCGCGTCTCTACTCCATCGGGCTTGGCGTGAACGCTGATACGGCATCGCCCGGGTCGTTGCTACTTGCCGATGCGTCAACGAACAAGGCTCACATCGACCTAACCAACGGCGATTCTGTCGCAGTTTCAGCATCGAACCACGGGAAAATTCGTTTTGACTCCGGAGCGAATCTCTTGGAGTTCAGCGAAGACACCGGCGCGTTCATGCCGGTGGGGACTGCGCGAGGTCCGGTTTCATCGACGGACAAGGGCATCGTCACGTTCAGTGGCACTACCGGTAAGAGCCTGCAGAGCCCCGGACAAAGGTACTACGGTGGTAGCGCCACCGACCCGTCGAGCCCGACCCCCGCCGACGGCGATATGTACTACAACACGTCGCTGCGCGAGCTGATGACCTACGACGGGGGCCGCTCGAAGTGGCTCAGCATCGCGCAGATGACGCTCGGTGGCGGGCGGAGTGGCATCACGGCGGCCGGATCGTTCTACCGCGGCTGGGACGGGCTCGCGTACGGAACGAACATCGGTCAGCCGGTGCCCAAAGGCACGCTCACCGGTCTCGCCTGGACGAGGACCGACAGTGACTCGGCGACGCTGGAGGTGTTGGTCGGCGGATCCGTCATCGCCACGTTGCTGAGCACGGCTTCGGGTGGCACCTTCAACTGGGCGGTCAACGCAGACTTCAACGAAGGGCTGATGCAGTTCCGAAACTTGTCCACGGGGAACGCGACCTCCGATGTCCAGATCACCGCGGTCATGAAGAGGAGGGTGTAGCATGGCAACTCCAATCTTCATCGCGTACAACCAGACGGCGAGCCCTATCGAGCTGACGAAGCTCGCGCTGACCATCCCAGCTTCGAGCGTGGTCACGCTGAGCGACTACAACACGACGGAGGAAATCCAGTCCGATGAGCAGCTGAAAGCGCTCATCACGGCAGGCACCGTCCTCCTAGGCAATGGGGCCTTCACGCTGAACAAGGATCAGTCGCTCGCCTACTGCTCCTCGCCTGCCTCGACCGTCGATGTCGGCGACTTCGTCGACACCTCGTCGTCGAGCGGTGTCATCACGGGTGGCGAGGTGACGGCGACCGGCGGGACGGGCATTAGCGTTGCTGCCGGAACGGGCCTGTGCGTTCGCGGGGACCCGTACTACGACGCCGTCAAGGTGTCGTGGAGCACGACGCCGTTCACGCTCGGCAGTAGCGGCTACTACTACGTGTACTACGACTTCTCGGCCGGCGCTCTGGTAGCCATCCCAGCGCCACGTATCGGGGAGGATATTCAGCTTGCGCAGGTGCGAACGGATGGGTCGGCCCTCAAATTCCTGCACAAGACGCGGACGCCGCTCTATCGCCCGAGCAAGGTGCTCGACGAGTACCTCATCGACACGCGCAAAATCGCCCACGTTTCTGGGACCCTGGCTAGCGCTGGAACGGCCGGAAGGAAGTTCCAGATCAGCGCTGGCTCCTACTACCGGTCGCTAGACAAAATCGACTATGCGGGCTCGGGCGGCGACGCCACCTTCAGCTACTGGTACGGGACGAACGGCGCGAGCGAGCAGGCTAGTCAGACCGAAGTCAACATCACGCAGTATGACGTCGCCGGTACGTTGACCTCGATGACGGCGAGCTACTGGCGAGCCGACAGCTTGCTTATCACGTCAGATGGACGCATCTCGGTCATCTACGGCACCGCCGAGTACGCGACCGAGGCGTTGGCAGAGGAAGCGCCGTTCGCATCTATCCCTGGGAAGATGAGTTCGACGGCGTGCACCGTAGCCTTGCTGCTCGTGCAGCAGGGGAATGGCATCACCAAGTTCGTGGACGCTCGTCCCATCGCAAGCGCGGCCGTGGCTGGTGGCACCGGAGTGACGGTACACGGCGCGCTCGATGGGCTCAGCGCCGATGACCACCTGCAGTACCTGCTCGCTGCTGGAGGGCGTGCCATGTCGGGGAACCTCGACATGGGCGGGCAGAACATCACGAACGTGAACCTCGTGGATGGCGTCGACATCCCGGCTCACGTCGGAGCTGGTGGGTCGGCTCACGCGGCCGTGACGACGAGCGTCAACGGCTTCATGACGGCCGCCGACAAGACCAAGATGGCCAAGTACCCCGCCGACATGTGCAACGGTGGGTACGCCTACGCGAACGCAGCGACGACGACGACGTCCACCACAGACGTTGCGATGCCGGACACGGTTGCGGTTCTCGGTGCTGGTCGGCACATCGTGTGGTTTTCTGGTGATTTGTCCCACAGTACGGCTAGCGCCACCATCGAGGTGTCGATCTATGGCACCGTGTCCGGTCGCCAGCTCAATAGCGTCAAGCTCTGGCAGCGAGGGGCTAGCCAGGGCAACGTCAAAACTTCGTTCATGTGCATGTCCGTCGTGCCCGGGAACCAGACCGTCCAGGGTTACTGGAAGACTAGCGCCGCAACAGCGTCGTGTGAGAATCGCGCCATGCACTTCCTCAAGATCGCAGATCCGTGATGAGCGCTAGTACAAGGGACTTCAACCAACATGGCATCAACGAAGTACACCTACTCGATCTCGACGGACTTCCCGAACCACGCGGTCGCCACGGACCGGCTCACGGTGGAGATCCAGCAGAGTGCCATCGTGACGGCGCTCGACTACATCAACACGGTTGGTGACGACTGCGACATCTGGTTCAAGGCCGAGCTGTCGAGCGGCGACCAGACTGTGCTCGACGGCGTCGTTGCTGCGCACTCCGGGGAGCCCATGGCTCAGCCACCGAGTCCGACGGTCATCACGTCGTCGAACGGCACCCCGGTCGACATCAGCGCGAACCGGATGCTGGTCGTCAACTTCCCGGCGGAGTTCGGGTCGAACGCTTGGATCACGGGCCGTGGTGACGACCTCGTCAACGGGCTGCGTGGTCGAGGACCGGCCCTGCGATTCAGTTTCGCCGATGTCGTGCGAAGCGGCGTACCCGAAGCGAAATACGTCGAGATCGAGTTCATGGAGCACTTCCAGCTCCACGACGGCCACTTCGACTGCAAGGACCCACAGAACTGGGATCTCGAAGACGAGTGGGACTTCTGCGCCGTGATGCCTGCGACGACGGTGACGCCAAACCCCGGCAACACGGGCAACTGCAACCTCGTCGACCTCGGGGGCTACAACGCCATCATCCCGGCGGCCGGCGATGGCACGCACGACGTGGACCTCGCTACGGCGACGCCCGTGCCGAAGGTGGGTGGCGGTTGGGACTACAACTACGGCACCGACGTGCTGTCGTTCCCGGCGGATCCGACGGACACCGAGTTTGCCATGCTCGACGTCACCATCATGCCGCACGTGCAGATCGCCGTGAACGTGCCCTACAGCCCGACGGGCATGTTCGACTTCGATGCGTACGACTGCGTCGACATCTCGAAGCGCTGGAAGCTGCGGTGCACGGTGCGGAAGTCGTCCGACGGACCGGGCAAGATGGCGGGCTGGATCGTCGGCTTCCGACACGAGAACACGGAGCAGTAGCCAGGGGAGGGAGCAGCGTGCCGATCAACACTCCGACCACGAGCCCAAGGCTCAAGCTGCACTACGGGTGGATCCCCGATCTGGACGATCCGCGCGACATGGAGCTGTCGGCAAGCCGTATCGGATCGATGGATGGCGTTGTGCGCGATGAGATGGACAACTCGTCGCTCTTCCGGCCCATCTCGAACCAGTCTTCTCACCCATCGTGCCAGTCGAACGCGACGGCAGACGCATGGGAGTCGGCCGAGATCGTGCAGCGACTGGAGCAAGGCAAGAGCCTAGAAGAGGCGATTGCCGAGACGGCTGACCTGTCGCGCATGTTCATCTGGTTCAACGCGCGCCAGCTCATGGACCCGCCAGCCGGCTACGACGCGACGAGGGGGTGCTTCAACCGGCTCGCGATGGATGTCATCCATCGACACGGCGTGTGCACCGAGAAGACCTGGCCCTACATCGCCGAGAACGCGGCGCGTCGACCGTCCATCAAGTCGTACCGCGAGGCAATCTACCACCGAAGCGCAGGCTTCTACGCGATCAGTGAGACGAGCGACGCTCGCCACGGTCTGATTCGCCTGGCGCTCGCCAACAAGCACTCGGTCGTATTCGGAACGCACCTCGGCGAGGAGTGGCGGAGCTACAAGTCGGGCGTGCTCGACATCCCTAGGACCAAGATCATCGCGGGACATGCGATGGTGATCTGCGGCTGGTCGAAGTCGCGAGGCGCCTACAAGGTGAGAAACTCGCACGGCACCGGCTTCGGTGAAAACGGGAACCTGTGGATGAGCCGCAGGTACATTTGCGACTACGAGAAGACCCGCTCGCTCTGGGTGCCGACCTACCTGCCGCTCTAGGAGAACGCCATGCGAACCTTCACCCTCGTTGCGGCGATCGTGTCCACGCTGGTCATCTCGGCGACGTGTGGGCCCGACCACGAGGACCCGGCTCCCCACGTGACGCCGGTGCCAGGTGTCGAGCTGTGCGACGAAGCTTGCGCTCGCATGGCCGTCGTAGGGCCCGATGGCGGCTCTTGCGAGGAAGCAACGCCCGTGGAGCTGCCGGATGGCGGTTCGATGAGCTGCGCCGACTTCTGCGTGTACCAGCACTCGAACGGCGTCTACTGGAACACCGAGTGCCTGACTGCCATCAACGACTGCTCCGAGATCGAGTCGGTCTGCAACGTGCCGCCACCATGAGAGCCCTCGTCCTATCCGGTGGAGGCTCCCACGGGGCCTATCAGGTTGGGGTGCTCCGCGCCCTCGCCGAGGCCGGCGTCGAGGACTACAAGCTCATTTGCGGCGTCAGCGTCGGCGCCCTGAACGCCGGCTTCCTCGCGCAGTACCCGCTCGGGGAGTTCGAGCAGGCCGTCAACGACCTCGCGAAGTTCTGGCGAGGTTTGACGACCCGCTCGATCTACAAGACGCGCTCTTTCGGCATGCTGAGCGCGCTCTGGAGCCCGAGCGTGTTCGACAGCCGTCCGCTCCAGAAGCTCGTGCGAGCCATGTACGACGCGGATCGGATCGAGCAGAGCGGTAAGCTCCTGCGCATCGGGGCCGTGTGTTGGGAGACCGGCGAGTACCGAGCGGTGAACGAGCAGTCCCATCCGCTCGTCGAGTGGATTTTGGCCTCGGCAAGCTACCCGGTGTTCTTCGAGCCCATTCGCATCGAAGGCTTGAACTGGTCGGACGGCGGGCTCCGGAACGTGACTCCCATCGCCGACGCGCTGGAGTCTGGCGCCAACGAGGCTGACGTCATCGTTGCCGAAAACACCGAGCGTGTCGGCGCGTGGTCCGGCGACGGAAAGAACGCGATGCCGGCGTACTTCGAGCGCGGCTTCTCCATCGTGATGAAGGAGCTTGCGCACAACGACTTGCAGGTCGTTGGTCTCTCGAACGAGTACGTCAAGCGCGTGGCGCCCTACGATAGGTGCAAGGTAAGAGTCGTCGAGCCGAGCGTGGAGCTGGCCGGAGGTTCGCTGACGTTCGATCCGGATGACATCGCGACGAACATGGAGCTTGGCTACGAGGACGGTCTGCGCTTGGCCGCCACCGCCATGCTCGCGTAGACTTGGTGACGATATGTCCACACGAGCAAACTGCAGCAACCGCTACAAGCCGTGGCTCCTTCCTGGCACAGGATCGGGCCCGGCTCCGAGCGGCGATGCGCTGCTCGCTGTGCCGAACATCGCCGCGCTCATGGCGCTCGACACGACGACCATCGACGATGGCGGCGTTGTGGCCGTCAAGAGCGTCATGGACGAGTTCATGCTCGACAAGACGAGCACGCTCGTCGCCGACGGCATCACGGTGGTGCCGGCATCGGGTGGTGGAAACTGGCTCCGGCTGGAGATCCCGAGCCAGAAGTGGCTCCTGCAGCCGACGTTCTACATCGACCCCATCATGGGCAACGACGAGAACACGGGGCTGACGGCGGGCGTGCCCCTATCCACCTTCGCGGAGTGGAAGCGGCGGGTCGGCACGCGGCTCGAAATTCCACAGACGCTCTACATCCAGAACGATCTGACCGAAGACCTGCTGTTCGACATGGACAACGAGCAGGTCTACGTGGTCGTTCAGGGCGTCCGCACGGTGCTTTACTCGGGCACGGTCACGGCAGCGCAGGTCTGGAGCCCGAGCGGCCCGACGACCGATGGTCAGGTAACGGACGCGGCGATCCCCGTGAGCTGGACGGCGAGCGGCCTCGTCGACAAGCTGCTCGTTCTCACGTCGGGTCCGTCTGCTGGGGCGGCCGGATGGGTGGCGAAGGATCTCGGTGCCAAGACGGCGCGCTACAGCCCCCTCATCGACGCGAACACCTACGCCACATACGATTTGGCGATTGCTGATACCTTCGACGTAGTCGATCTGACGACCGTGAATGGTGACTTCGTGGTGGTTGGGGCGTGCCAGGTAATCCCGATCGACCTGTCGTTCCGAAGCCCCCTTGGCAGTGATGTGTTCAAAGCGCGCGGTCCAAGTCAGGTGTTCCCGATCTACTGCGACATCGAGATGCCGTTCATCGGCGTCGAACAGTCGTCCTACGTGGATTTTATCGGGTGTCGTCTGAAGGGGACCGTCAACCAGTTCATCTTCGTCGTCGAATCAGGCACATGCTACCTCGACGCCTGCCTGATGAAATCGTACCTGCGCTGCCAGCGTGCAGGGGTAGCCGTGTGCACGGTCAAGACGCTTGCCCAGGGCGATGTCGGCGGACCGTGGGTCGGCATCAGCATGCTCTCGAACGGCTACCTAGCCATTCAGGAGTGGTACGCCATCTACGACGAGCCGACGACGGGACCGGCGCTACGCAACGACGGTGGCATGGCCGGGCTCTACGACTACCTGTGGGGCAACGGGGGCGCTTCCAGCTTCGGCGTGCTCGTGTTCGGAGCGAGCAGCGTCGTCTACACCCAAGTGCCGACGTACGGACCGGCTGTAGTCCAAGACACGTCGATCGGTGGCCTTCAGCGTCCGTACGCAAGCTTGCCGGTCCATAACGCTTCCAAGATGTGCGGGATCGTACAGCGATGATGATCGAAGCCGAATCCCACAGCCAGGTGGCGGCGCTCCGAGAGGAGCACCCGGACGCAACCATCGTCGTCATCGACCACAAGAAGCGGACGGTGTACCGTCCGCATGGTCGCCCATTCATGATGCCGAAGGATGGAGTGCCCAAGGCCCGCGTGAAGAAGAAGTAGGAGAAGCTCCATGCCAGAGTGGCTCGCGAACATGTGGATCTGGGCACAGGCGAACCCGTGGACGACGCTTGCGATCGTCGTCTACCTCATCGTGAATTTCGCTCCTCGGCCACACCCGGCAGAGCACACGGGCTGGGCTCGGATGTTCTGGCTCATCGTGGACCGCCTTTCCGTGCTGACGGCTGGCAGCGTTCCAGGCAAGCTCAAGATGCTTTTCGCTGGCTCGCCGCCGGCCGCTCCTGCCCCGACTGCTGCCAAGCCGAAGAAGCCGAAGGCGCAGAAGAAGAAGGCCGAGGATCCGAAGGCGGAGCCCGAGAAGCCCGCCGACGAGCCGAAGAAGGATGACGAGCCCGACGTCGAAGTCGACGGTCCGGGCTCGGGCGACAACCAAGGGAAGGACGGGTCAGGAACATGAGTGGTGGAATTGGAATGGGCATCTTCGAGAACAGCGCCCTCGGCGAGCACGACACGGTCGTGCACCGAGTGCGGAAGGACGGCGTGGCGCTGGAGTTTGCCTGCCGCGGATGTGCGGTGCCGAAAGAGGTCGTTCTCGAATGGCCCGAGGTCATCGCGCTGAAGTACGGCATCGATCCAGCACTCGCGTTCCGTTCACAACAGAACATCATCACGCGCCCGACGCATTTCGAGTTCAAGGCGGACGAGGGCGGGTGGGTCCCCGAGCTGCGGTGCCCGACTTGCGACTTCGCCCTCGCCGTCGTCGTCGGCCCCGACGAGCCCGAGCGCTGGCTCGCTTCGGCGCGTCGCTCGAACGCCGTCAGCCCGCAGCTGGAGCAGCAGCTCTCGAACTACGTTGCCCGGATCGCAAACGCGGCGCGAGCCCAAATGCAGTCGGCTCGCCAACCACAACGGCTCGGCTAGCGTGCCGTGCGCAAGTACGAGGTCGAACGGCTGATCCTGGAGCCGCACTTCCACGCGGTTCGGGACACGTTCGCCTCGCACGTGCCGGACGGTAGCGGACCACCGCTCGCCGACCTATCGAAGACGGAGTTCTTTGTCGACCAGGCCGTGCGCACGAGCGACCGGCACTTCGCGGCATGTCGCGAGGACGGCCGGCTCATCGTGCTCGCCCCCCAGGCGGTGGATCTCGACCTCGACACGCTCGTCGCCATCCTGGCGCACGAGTTTGGCCACGCGGCCGACTTCGCGTACCCAGGCGACTGGATGCTGCTTCACCCCGGTGATGAGGAGCAGCACGTCATCTGGGTACGCGGGCTCGACGATCCGAGGGCAGACAAGTGGCGCTCGTCGCTTTGGCGAGAGCGCGGGCGTGACGAGATCGAGATGACGGCCGATGCCATCGCCGAGGCCGTGACGGGCCATCGCATCATGTACTGCGGCGGCTGCACGCTTCAGTGCTTCCACGGTCCCGAGGTCAAGCACACGCGGCGACCGGAGGGGCTGCGATGAAGTACAGGCCGAACAAGTTTCGGGCGAAGCCAGAAGTGCACGCTGGCGAGACGATGGGAGGCGTCCACAGCCACCCCGGGTTCCACACGACAGGAACCATGGAAATTGCCGCCTGCTACGCGCAGGCAAAGACCGTGTCGCACCCGTGGACGCTGTTCCCGAAAGCGGACAAGCCTCTTGCCGACTATCCGGTCATCGTGACGCTCGACATGGATGGGCTTGTCCCACTATCCGACTACGACGCCGAGAGGCAGATTTGGCCGAAGGTGCGCGACGTGCTTCTGGAGTTCTTCCGCATGAACCCAGATGCCGACAGGCGAACCCTGGAAAACTGGCTTGAGGTCGACGTTTCCGAGGGGCGTGATCCGATGGGTCGCGGGTATCCTTCGGGGAGCGCGCTCTTCACGATCGCTTCATGGCGAGTCGAGAACCCGTATGGAGCGCTCCACGACTTCATCGACGGGTGCCCGTGCGAGGAAGTGATGGCGCTCCTGCGCTCGCTAGTCGAGTCGGATGGCAAGCCCACGGATGAGGTGCTCTGCGCCCTGGCGGACCAGTACCGCTACGTCGAGGACATCGCAGAAAGTCGCGTCGCAAGCGTTCACTACATGAAGCCGTTCTGGCCGGAGCTGCTCGACTACCAGGCGGATGAGTGGGACGAGGGTGAGCCTGCGCCGAAGGAGTCCGATGCCGAGCTTTCGGAGACGCTTGAAGCTCTCGGCTGGTCTGTTCTCGACGTCGAGGACGTCTACAACGAGACCGCCCGCGTGGTGACCACCGAGGTCTACTCGTCGCGCAAAAAGTCCAAGCGCCCCGAGTACCACGGCACGAGCTACCGAAACCTTCTTTCGGCGGCGCCGCGCCTCGGAAAGAAGCTCCCCGTCCCGCCGCCCCCATACCGAGGTGCCCCGTGAAAGCTCTCGACTACGCCGCGTTCTCCGTCGTGCTCGTCGCCGGTGTCGGCGTCGGCCACTACGTCGCCAAGGCCGTGCATGAGCAGTCGACGCCCGAGGATGCGAACACGCTTCTTTGGATGGGAGCGTTCACGCTGGGAGCTGCCGGCGCGGCCTACCTGCTCAACGTCAAGCAGAAGACCGTCGCCGACGTGATCGCGAAGTAGTGGGGGGCTGCCGTGAAACCGGATCTGGTCACGACGCTGCCCGATGAGCGGCTACTGCGCCCGAGGGATCTCGCCCCGAACCCCGACGTGCTCCCAAAACCGTTTGGGCGCTACGCGAAATTTCTCGTCCGAACCGGACTCATCGTGAATCAACGGCGAGGCGAACGATGGCACGCTTTGACGCCTCGCAGCCTGTATCCGCTCGCTCTGTGGCTAAGCACCAAGCCTCCGGTGAGCGTCATGGCGATGACCGACGTGAACAAGCGGATCGTGGCCGTTCATCGTGCCGCCCCTGGTTTTTCGGAACCGGCCGGCAGAGCCATGGTCCTGTCCGCGATCACTGCTGCTAGCCATGCGTTTCTGGCAGAGTCGTCGACTGAGGACGAGCCTGGCGACCGTGTGATCGACTCGCTCAGAGACGCTGAGCGAGAAATCGACTGCTCCCCTGTCACCGTGATCGACTCGTTCGCCGTTGGACGAAAGCAATACCTCTCGGCGGTCGATAACTGGTCAAGCCACCCGTTGAGCCGTAGCATTTCGGACGAGGAGGAGTCGATGCTGGACCGTCTGGAAAACGAGTTTGACGCCAAGTGCGTGCTTGCTCGAAGCGCTCGTTGGTCCGGGGCTGCCGGCCCCATGTTTTCAGAGAGGCTGCTGTTGGAGGCTTGCCAGCACATGACCTTCGACGACCAGGAAAGCATGGTCGGCTTGTCGTTCAGCGAAAAAGGACGGCTGGTTGCAATCAACGAGGCGGCCCGCGGCGCAGCGGAACACGTGACCATAGGCCCGAGGGATTTGGTCAAAATCCCCTTGCTGACGGGCGCATCCGGACTCGCCGTCGTGCACAACCACCCGAGCGGTGTGGCTCTTGCGAGCGAGGAGGACGTGGAGATGAGTAAAAGGCTACGAACGCTCGCGAGCTGTGTCGGGGTCGAGTTCATCGGCTCCTATGTCGTCGGCCGGGATACGGGTCTCGTGAAGGTGTGAGCGTCCAATGACCTACGAGTACGAGTGCAAGTCCTGCGGCCACAAGTGGGAGGCCGAGCAGAAGATCACCGAGGAGCCCATCCGCGAGTGCCCCGAGTGCCACGAGCCCGAGGCTCAGCGCATCATCTGCGGCAGCGGCTCGTTCGTCCTGAACGGCCGAGGATGGTTCAGGGACTCGTACTCCTGACGGGAGATGAACATGGACAGAATCGCAAGTCTGGCTCGTGGCTACGTCGTCGTATCGTTCTCGGCGAAGGCGTTTCTTCTTTGCGCCATCGTGCTCGGTCAGGTGGGCTGCCCGGACTGGGTACGGCAGGCGCAGATCCAGACGGCCAACACGGTCGCCGTCGCCGCGAACGGCGCCTTGCCCATGCTCGTCGAGACCTACCGCCAAGAAGGTTTGCGAGCCATCGACGACGTGAAGTCGAAGGGCGGCACAGCTCAGGACGCCGAGGCTGCGGTCGAGGCCGTGAAGACGAAGTGGAAGCCCATCTGGGAAGGATGGGCTGCGCTTCGCATCGCCGAGGATGCATGGGCAGACGCCCTCGAACAGGACAAGGACACGACTGCGGCGCTCGTCGGGCTCCGTAGCGCCTACTGCCAGTTCATGGCTCGTTGGCCTAGCACGGTGCCCGCGATCCCGCTCGCTCCCATCGTCTGCGGAGGGCTGCCGTGAAACGCTACAGGTTCGTGACCAACTGCATTGCCGCTGACGGTCGAGACATCCAGGAGATGGTCGACTCCGGCGAGCAGGTCACGAGAGCCACGTTCGTTCGGTACACCAACGACACCGAGCGTCGTGAGATGGAGGACGCGATGGGCTACGACGTCTTCCCCATCACGAAAGACTGGCATGTGGCCTACTTCAAGGGCTTCTACCGTGGCGTTCCTGCGTACTGGATGACGTGGAGCGCGATCGAGTACGTGTTCACGTTGGACGGCGAGGTGTGACAGTAGCTCGCGGAGGATTAGCATGAGCGACACGGCAAAGACGCTGGACAACATCGCCGACAAGCTCGGCCAGGCTTCGGGAGCGCTATCGCTGACGGGCATCCCGGCCATGATCGCTGCCATCGGCGCCATCGTGCTCAAGAGCGCGGCGGCGTTCGTGCGCCTCGGCAAGGACCCCGTCGTCGAGATCCAGCGCATTCACGACGCGGACCCGATGCTCAAGGCGGTCCACGACGAATGGGCGAAGACCATCGCCGAAAAGTTCCCGCCACCGAGCGAGCCGGCGAGGGCCAGAGATACCTTGCCAGCCGGGGCTCCGCTCAGCGAAGATCCATACGAGGACGGCTGACGCGATGTTCACCGTGACCGTGACCAACCCCGATGGAGAGCGCCGGAGCACCGTCTGCCGTGACGTGGACGATTGCATGGAGGCCGTCCGGGTAGAAGCCGCAACGGCCCGACCATGGACGCTCATCCACCTGACCCGCGGAGGTCGCGAGGTCGCCACGTGGGGCGTTGGCCCGCACGGCAAGATCGCCCGCAAGCCGCCGAGGATGCGGCGTCCGATGAGGTAGCCTAGACCATGTACGCGCAGCAGCAAGTAATGCTTCAGCCAGTCCAGGGGCACCCGTGGGTGCAGTGCGCAGTCGTTGCCGATGTCTACGCGCCGGCTAGGATCATCTGCCGTTGCGCTGCGTGCGGAGACCAGTGGCGGCACGAGTGCCAGCACCCGGGGCGAGCCCAGAGCTGGATCTACAAGTACGCGGCCCAGCACAGTCACGGCAACGAACAGCTGCGCCGAGCGTTCTCGGACGCCTACGTCCGCGAGCACCAGCGGTTCATGATGCAGATGCGAGGATGGTAGGCCCGTGAGCGCAAAGAACGTCGTCGTCTGGGCCGGTCCGGTCTACCTCCAGCAGGTCGACGGAGCCTGGATCCCAGGATCGGCGGTCTACAACTGGCAGTGCAAGGGCGATCAGACGCCACCTTGCCGGGTGCAGGCCGAGTCGCTGAAGACTTCGGACGGCCGGCATCTTCCGGCGTTGCTCTCGCATTTCCACGAGCCCGTCGAGCTTGGCACGCGGGTGTTCCTGGCTGCGTTCTCGGCGGGCGGGAGCTTCATCCGCACGATGGCGAAGCACCCGTCTGACCGCGCCATGATCCGGGCGATGCACTTCGCCGATGCGACCTACACGAGCTACGACGGTGCCGGCAACGTCAGGCCGAACCCCGACATGGTCGACTTGGTCAAGCACTTTGCCGAGTCGCCGAGCCAGCTGCTCGTCGCGACTTCGAGCAGTCGACCGGACCGCAACAACCCGAGCGCAACGCAGACGCTCCAGGCCACGCGCGCCGCCGTCGAGCAAGCACTCGGCAAGACGTTTGAGAAGCTCGACCACTTCTACGGCGTCGAGCCGGCTCCGGTCGCCGTCTACCGGCTCGGGAACGTCATCTTGGCCGAGTACGGCGACGATCCGCTCGGGCACGGCGGGCATGCGACCATGATCGGACGGCAGGTGTGGGACAAGATCATCTCGCCGTGGGACTTGGGCACGCTCACTCCCATCGGGCCGAAGCCAAAGCCGCTGCCGAAGCCGCTGCCGCTCCCAGGCCAGACGCCAGCCCCGGTTCCCGAGGAGCCGAACAGGACACTCCCAGTGCTCGTGTTTCTGGGCGCCGCCGTGGCGTCGGCCGTCGGAGCCTACGCGCTCCATCGCCGCTTCCGTGGGTAGTGGTCTTGTGCTAGTACACGCTCCTCTTGCTAGCTTGGAGGCCAAGGGGGAGACGTGGACGAAAGTAGCGCACTGCGAAACGTGATGGGCCGTATCGAGATGCTCAAGGTGGCTGACGACGACGGCGACCAGGAGTCCTCGAATCAGCACCTGCGCATGGCCATCGACGACTTGACCGAGTTGCTCGTCCTGTTGCTTCACTGCCCCGAGAGAAACGCCACAGCCTGCACCATAGGCGTGCGAGCCATCGGGCTCATCGGGGCGGCTGCCTGCGAGAGCAAGGGACGGGCGAGGTCCAAGTGCCTTCGCAACGCCGAGCACCAGCTCGCTGCCCTTAAGGTGTGGCTCGATCCAGCGCCCGATCCGCAGTGGAAAGGGCCAGCGAACGACATGGCGCTCTACCTACCGGCATGACGGCGGCTCGGGCCGCGTGGTAGCCTTGCCTCGTGGTTGCGGCTGTCGATGACCCGTACCAGAAGGGCGTCACTCGCTCCGAGCTGACGCTTGGCAGGATTGGCCAAGCGTGGTCGATGCGTGGCAACGGCCGCAGGTTCGTGCGATCACTGAGCGGATTTCTGTCCTCGGGCGGGAGCCGCTACACCGAGCGGACGTACGCGTACGCCGTGCTCGGCTTCTGGGAATGGCTCGACTCGACGGGGCGCGGGCTCCCGACCCCAGACGAGCTGTCACGCCAAGACGCCGTGTCCTACGAGCGGTGGCTGCGCGAGTCCGGCGAGAACCTCATTCGCTACCGTTTGGCGGCCGACCCGGCCCGCGAGATGGATCTGGCGATCTACGATTTCGTCGTCGTGAACGATGGCACGCGGATCGACGACATCCGGGCAGCTCTTTTGTCGACCGGGCGGTTCTCGTACGCCGGTCGCCTGAACGTCGATGAGACGTGCAAGGGCGGCCTGCACCGCTATCTCGGCGCTATGGTCATCAACAAGGTCCTGCGCCGGGAGCCGACCATCACCGAGCTGCGGAGCATCCGAGAGTACCGAGACGTCATTCTGAGCGGCGACGTCACCAAGGTGTTTCGGTACTACCCCGAGAACGGTTTTCGCACCTCGGACGACCGCGTGTGCGGGAACGCGACCCGGATCGGCGTTCTCGGGGCGTTCTGGTCGTACATGGCTTCCCAGGGGGAAAACCTCCCAGGCTCGTCCGAGCCGCTCATCCGGTTCAACATCTGGGAGCCGGTGCTCAAGCGCGTCCGTGAGCAGGCGGCGAGTCACCAGGCCGAGCGCCGGATGTCGAAGACCCCGGAGGGGGATCTGTTTGCTCGGGTGCTCGCGACGACCTACCGCTCATCGCACGGCGACCGAGCGCTCGAAGCGGCCGAGGCGGCCATCCGCGGCGAGGTGATCCCAAGCAGCCGGGGAAAGTTCGCGGACCTTCGGGACCGGGCCCTCTTGCTCGTCATGCTCCAGGCCGGCGGACCTCGGGCGAGCGAAGTGCAGCACATGCGCCGGGCTGACATCTCCGACGACTTGTCGACGCTAACCATCCGAGGCAAGCGGAACAAGATCCGCACGGTCCCGGTCCCGCCCGCGGCGGCTGACGCCATCGCCAGGATGACCGCCCGGATCGTGAGCGTCATCGAGCGACGACGTGCCCAGGGCAAGAACGCGAGCCGCCTCGAAGAGCTGCTCTACGCCGAGGCGCCGCTCCTGCCGGCCATCCGGTACTGGGGCGCGAACAGGGGCGCCGACTCGTCCTGCGGGCTTACCAGGGCCGGCATTGCCATGCGCCTGCGCCACTTGGCCCAGGAGGCCGGGCTCCAGCCAGGCAGCACCGAGTTTTCCCAGATGCACCCGCACGGCGTCCGTCGGCTATTCGCCCGCCAGCACATGGCCATGGGCACCCCCCTGAACGTCCTCCAGGCGCTCATGGGGCACGCCTCGGGCGCCACCACCTTGCGCTACGCCGAGGAGCGGAGCGTCGAGGCCCTGCGGACGGCCGCCTTCGGGGCGTCAAGGCCGACCGAGGAACGCCTAGGCTTGGTCCGGGGGCCAAGGGCGCCCGCTGCCGAGGTGGCCGCTCCTGAGCCTGCCAGGCGCCTCCCTGAGCCCACAGAGCCTTCCGTGGAGCGGGAGCGCCCCGTCAGGCAGCCCATGGCCGAGCCCCAGGTCGTGAAGGTCGTCCGTGAACAACCGAGACCGTCACGGCGAGCGGTGCCGAAGCTCGGACCACCGCCCGAGGCGTGCGTGGCCATATCACCTGTAGGTGCGTTGCGTACACTGTGCGAGGTGTACGAAACGGACTGGGGCGAGCGCGGCAACCGGACGAGGTTCAAGTACGGCAAGGGGCTCGAAGAGCTGAAGGGCTCGTCCGAGACGGCTGTTGCGATCCAGATGGCGCCGGTCGAGCAGGTTGGCGCCGAGCTGGAGGTATTCGGGGAGTCGAAGCGTCTGGAGCACACCTACGCCGGCCGGGAGACGGGGCTCGTCTGGTGGTTGGGCACCATCGGCTACCTGCGGCCCGAGATGCCCGTCGCCTCGGTGCGGCAGATCGGGGAGCAGTGCGGACCCGAGACCCGGTCCGGGCTCTGCGATGCCCTGGTCGGCCTGTGGTCGGACTGGAATGACGACGACTCGAAGGGACCGACGGCAGCCGGCGCGCTCGGCATGTGGGTAGCGGAGTTCTTGGAGACGGCAGCGCAGATCGACCGGGAGATCACTTTGCGCGAGGGCTACTGGGTCGAGCACTCGTCGCCCATCGAGGAAACGGTGCTTGGCGGGACCAAGCGGGAGCCCGAGACCCGGATCGTGTTCCGCGAGCACGACGAAGCGCGCATCGTCGACTGGTTCAAAGAGGTCGGCTGGCAGTATCGGGTGAGCGTGGCTCGGCCGAAGGAAAGCGATCTGCAGATCAAATCATTCAGGACGACGAAGGTCATCGACACGCCGCTGGAGGTGCCCGACTGGTACGGGCTCGAAGATCCGCTCGCAGCGATGAGCGCTTCGGAACGGGACGAGGCCATCGATCTGGTCTTGGCGCTCACACGTGGCGTGCTCGCCGACCGGACCCCGAGATGGGGTGCCATGAGCCGCAAGGCAGCAAGCGATCTCATCCAGGCCATGATGGCTTACGACCGATCGCTCGATGATCTCGGCGAGCTGAAAAACAGAGTGCGCATGGCCGGTGCCACGGCCGACGACAAGCAGACGAAGGGCGTCGCCGATCAAAAGCGGATCGTGGCCGACCTTGGTGTCAGGGCGACGATGGCGTTCCGAGCGCTCGGGGCTCCGGCCGACTTCGACCTCGTCAAGCTCACGGTCCAGCGCGCTCGGGTGCAGCGAGCAGCCGTCAAGGGCCGGCAAAGGCGCTGGGCATTCCACCTCGACATGCTGCGGCAGGCATTTGGAGACGGGCCTGCCGACGACCCGTACGTCGCTCTCGCCGCCAGGCACTCGGACGATCCGCCGCTCGGGTCGACGACGTCAAGGGATCTGCTTGACCCGGATCCGGCCGCCGGGACCATCCGTCATCGGGCGGAGTTCAAGAAGCAGTGGGCCAAGGACCATGGAACGCACAGCGAGTGCGTGGCCAGGCGTCTCGCTCGACACATGTACGAGCTGTTCGTTGCGTCGAGCGGTCGGGGACCGTTTGCCCGACGTGACGTGCTCATCCGGTACGTGACGAGCATGTACTCCTACCGGGTGCCCTGCCCGGCTGCCATGGAGCGGGAGCTGCGTGCACTTTTGCGCTACGAGGACGTCAAGATCCCGATCTACGAAAAGTGGCGTGCGGCATTCGGGACCGCGGAGAAGCCGAAGCCAACGCCGAAGGAGCTTCCGGCCGGGGCGACGTACGAGCCAACGCTGGCCGAGCTGGAGGAAGAAGAAGAAGAAGAGTTGCGCTCCAAGGAGGTGAGGGAAATTTTCTCTGAATTGGAGGGTGTGTTCAACCAGAACCCCGGTTCCCTGCCTCGGAGCAAGGCGTCGAGCGCGCTACCTCACCCGTTGCTCACGCTCATGCTGCTCTTGCCGTTCATCCCGCCGTAGGCTTCTGACGTTCGAGCGCGTAGTACGTTGCGAGACCGGCAGCGACGCACGCTCCGAGCCCCACGAGCAGTGGAACGGCAACGGAGGGCTCTTCCCTGGGCTCGGGGCCGGGGCCAGGCTGCGGCGTCGGCGGGAAGGAAGGCTCGTGCTTCATCCCGAGCCACTCGAAGAAGCTCGTCTCGCCGTCGGCTCCTGCCTTCAGGAAGGAAAAGTGGACGTGGTTGGTGTGAGGGTCATCGCCCGTGTACGGCTGCCAGTACGGGCGCCAAGCGTACCAGGACTGCCGGTTCCAAATCATGTAGGCGAGGCCGGCCCGCCGAAACATCGCGTACTCGTTCCCGTCCTGGTCTGGGGAGAGTAGCCACCCGATCAGCGAGTCGACTCGCTCGACGTCGTCTTGGTCGAATGCGCTGACCATCCAATCCCAAGCCCTTCCGGCGTGGTGCTGACTCGTTCCGCTATCTCCAGAGCAGGAACGTGTGATGCCTCCAAGCCCGCCGCCAAGAGCAGAAACGACCCAGTCGCGGAAAGATACAACACCTGGCTTTGGTGTCGGATCGCATGGGATCGGCTCGTTCCGCTGCGCCAGCGGCTCTGGCTCGCATCCCATCTCGGACGTCGATGGGATCACCGGGAGCGAAATCATAGCTCGTCCTCTTCCGACCAGGGAGACATGACGTCGATGTCGAGGTCGTAGAAGGCATCCTGCAGGGCGATGTTCCGACGCTGCTCGTCGCGCAACCGCTCGACCTGTCGCTCCAGGAAGTCGTCGAGGGTCATCTGCCTGCTGATCTCGTCCATCGTCGACTGCATTTCGACGACGGCGGGGTGCTTCGATGTGTCGCCGGTCGACTTGTGTCGGCCGTTGCCGTTGCCGTTGCCGTTACGAGGAGCCATCGGAGCTTCCCTTCTTGGCGGGCAGCTTCGCGGCGATGCGTTCTAGCAGCATGTTCTGCTGCTGAAATGCGCCGATCTGGCTGCTCACCACGTCTACAGCCTTGTGCACCTTCGCCTGAAGCTCAAGGGCCAGCGACGTGAATTTCTGAGCGTCTCTGACGCGCTGGGCCTGCTCGGTGCTCAGCTTGTCCTGCAGTGCCTTCCGCTCGACCGTGAATTGCTTGTCTTTCGCAACGATCCACACGACGAGCATCGCGCAAACTACGCCGAGTACGCCGTACTCCAGCAGTGCTTTTACGATGGGTTCCACACTTCCATCGTAATCCGTCTAACCCGTGGGAAACAAGACGTTCCTGGTTGACGCTTCGTTGCGCAAGGTGCAACAATGCCGGCCGTGCACAAGACCGGACCAAAATGGCTTTCGAGCGAGATGACCAAGAGGGGGTGGTCGACTCGGAAAGCCGCCAAAGAGCTTGGTTGCTCGGCGGCGACCGTGTGCCGGTGGGTCAACGGGCTCGTCATGCCGAAGTCCGAGCACATCCGGGTCATGAGGGACAAGCTCAACATCCTGCCAGACGCCTGGTTCTAGCCGGATGATCCAAGGAAGGGTCACCAAGGTCCGTCGCCGAGAAGACGGAAACTACGCCGTCACGATCGGGACGAACGGTCGCACCGTCGTCTGGATGCTGAGCGCCGAGCCACTACGCCTTGGCGAGCGGGTTCAGTTGACGCCGACGCACGTGAGCGAGATGCGCGTCGCGACCCAGAACACGCCTGGCAAGGTGCTCGTCGTGAGCGGTGGGGAGATCAAGGTGCTGGCCGAGCCGTTCGCTCGACGCATGGTCGCCCCCCGTTGGTACGAGGCGGTCGGCCAGGCTATGCGCCGGCCCCTGTTCGCCTACCAGCTCGAAGGGGCCGCCTGGCTGGCTTCCAGGCTCGCCCCTGGCGGGGGCGCCATCCTGGCCGATGAGCCTGGGCTCGGCAAGAGCGCTCAGGCTGTCGCAGCCGTCACGTCGATCGGAGCGTTCCCGTGCCTACTTGTTTGCCCGGCGACACTGAAGCAGGGCTGGGAAACGGAGCTTGCCTACTCGATCCGCGACTTGGTCGTGCGGCAGGTCGAGCACGAGCAGGGCGATCTTCCGCCGGCCCACGTGCTTGTCCTGAACTACGACTTGCTGCGTGCTCGGGAGAGCCAGCTTCTCTCGTACCGCTTCCGGTGCATGATCATGGACGAGGCACACGCGTTGAAGGAGCCCGTGCCAACGAAGAACCATCGGGCTGCCGTGGCCACGCGCCTTGCTGCGTCCATCCGGCGGGTCGCTCTCCTCACGGGCACGCCCATGCTCAACGTGCCAGAAGAGCTGTGGCGTCTGCTCCACATCGTAGATCCGGTGGAATGGCCGAGCTTCGCCGAGTTTCGCCAGCACTACTGCCTGGCGCCTCCTGGCGAGGAGGATACCACCGAGGAACAGCCGAAGGGTCCTGACGCACCACGCATCTACAACGTCGAGGATCTGCGGGTACGCCTCGATGTGGCCATGCTCCGACGTACGAAGTCCGAGCTGCTCAAGCAGCTGCCGCCCAAGCGACGCGTGTCGGTCGTCGTGGATCTCGAACCGGCCGACAAGGCTGAGTACCTGCTCGCCGAAAAGAGCGTGGTCGACTGGCTCGTCGGGCTCGGAGCTTCTAGCCTCGCCGAATCGGCGTCACGAGCCGAGGCCCTCGTGCGGCTCACGATGCTTCGGCACATCGCTGCGAGGGGCAAGCTTCGCAAGGCCGTGCCGACGTTCCTTGCCCAGTGGATCCGGCTACGCGGAAAGGAGCCCCTGCTCGTGTTCGCGTTCCACGTGGACGTCATCGCCGGCATCACGCGCATCTGCCGACGGCTCGGAGTCCAGACGAGCTGCCTGCACGGACAGCAGACCGCTGACAAGCGATCGGCCCAGGTTCTCGCGTTCCAGACAGGCCGATCGCAGGTGCTCGTGGCCCCACTACGCTGCGGCGGGCTCGGGCTGAACCTTCAGCGCGCCTCGAACGTGCTCATCCTGGAACGGCTTTGGACGCCGTCGCTCATGGAGCAGGCCGAGGACCGCTGCCACCGGCTCGGGCAGACCCGAGAGGTCGTTGCGCACTACCTAGACGCTCGTCACACCGTGGACGAGCACGTCGCCGCCGTCAGCTCGCGCAAGCAAGAGCTGATTGATCGGATTGTGGACGACGTAGAGGAGTCTGCCGAAAACGAAGAGCAAATCGAGACGCTCCAGGCCGTCGCCGACCGCCTTCGGTCTTCTGGTTCGGCAAGCGCTGCGTGAGCTTGTCGTTCGCACGCTGCGCAGCGGCCTGGTGCTGGGCCGTCCCACGAACGGCGTAGACGATGCCCGTCTCATCGACGACGCGCCACCCCCAGGGACGCCAGTGCGTCATGGCGGTTGCCGCCAGGATGTCGTCGGTTTCGTGTTTCAGCCGCCCCTTACCGTCGAGAACCTTGAACATTGCCCTGGGATGACATGCTACCCCGGGCTCTGGTCCGTTGGCTAGGACCCGCTCCCATGTTGCAGCTGGCGCGACTGTGACTCAAGACGCTGCCCCACGTTGACCCGCCTGCCGCTCTGGCGTCCGTCGTTGTACGTGTCGAGGTAGACCATCGGCGTGCGCATCCGATGGTCCTTCGCGTCGCCGATGATCTTGTCCCGCAGAGCCGTCGACTCGTCGAGAAGGCTCGCAAGAACGATGGCGGCGCTCTGACCACGCGGATTCGGCTCGTGCTCTTCGGCAGCCTGTTTCTTGGCCTCTCGTAGCTGCTCGTGGACGCCAACCGCGAATCCGAGCAGCCAGTCGTTGCGGCGCTTCTGGACGTATCCCTTTGCTGCGCAAATCCGCTGGGACTCGACCAGGAGCCAGCTGTAGAGTGCTCGTGCTGCCTGCGTGTCGCCTTCGCGCCCGCACATGATGATGCTCACCTTGCGCTCGAAGAAGCCTGGACCGCGGGACGTGTTCGTGCGCAGCCAGAACGCCACCCCGAGATGCCCGCAAACGGCGCTGGCAAGCTCGGTGCGCCAGCGGCACATGCGGCCGAATGTTTCGAGCGGCTCGGCGTCGACCATGGCCGACGTCTGGGAGACGTCGTCCTCGATCGAGGCCAGGTCTAACTGGTGCTTGGTGAGAAGCTTGCCGAGTCCGAATGCTGCCGCCTTCGCTTCACCCTCAGTGGCGGCACGACGTTGCAACCGCAGCAGGTCACGGACCTTCTTGAGTACGGATTGGTCCATGGTGGAGCTAGTTCCAGGCGATGCGACCGTAGATGAGCTTGCCGTCCTCGATGACTCGTGGGTTCACCACGATGGTAAGCCCGTGGCGCGCGGCAAACGAGATCATCATGTCGCCGCTCGCAACGGGCAGAAAAAGCATCCGGCCGACCTCGTGATCCGGGTGGACGAACCTGTAGATCACAACCATGTCCTCGCGGCGATGCCACGCTGGGAGAACGGTCCCAAGCGACGGGATGTTGAACACGAACAGCTCCCGTCGCCCGTCGACAAGCTCGTAGGAGCCTATGCCAAGGCTCGCGGGGTCCACGTCCATGACCATTCCGGTCAGTCGATCCGCTTCTTTCTTGTGCGTCTCCATGCGCTCACCACCTGTTTCTGCGGCACACGTTTCGCTCGGCGAGCGATCCTTGTTGCCGTCGCCGTGACTTCGGCCGTCACGAAGCAAGCTTGTCCACGGTACGTTTCTACGCGAGCCAGCTTACCGACCTGCCGGCCACACGAGTCGTTCCAGAAGAAGAAGTCGCCTGGTCTGGCTAGGCCGACTTCGATCTGCTCGTGCTCGACGCCACCGAACTTCATCGGGCTGCCTCTCGTCGTCGGATCACAGAATGTCTTGGAAGTTGAAGTCGCGGGGGAGCGAGTCGTCGATGCCGACTTCAGGCCCGCCGCGCCCTACGCACTCGCTGTCGTAGACGTACGCGTAGCGCTGGACGGTTGCTTTGCGACGCAGGAACGCGAGCCCAAGATCCGTCAAGCGAGCCTTGCCGCATCTGGTGCTACCGTCGCCACGGTCCTCGGCCCAGCGCTCGACAAGGCCCCAGTAGACGAGCTTGCCCCAGTCGCCGCCCTGGCTCGCTGGGCCGCGGAGGTACGGCGTCAAGCGCAGGACGTTCGGCACGTCGCGCCACCCCGTTGGCTCCGCGCGATTGGCGTCGTACATGGCGACCATCACGAGCGCCATGCTGCGGGTGATGCTGCGCCGGTAGACCTTCGCGAGCTGCCCGCAGCACGGGCAGGTGATGCCCTTCTTGCCCCAGCGACCGCTCTCGACGGCCGCTGCCGCGTCTCGGATCGTCGTGCTCTCGTCCATGGTCTAGCTCCAGTCGCAATAGTCTGCGACGTGCGACATGATGGCGTTGTCGTTTGGGTTGCAGCTGCCTTGCAGGCAGCTCAGCCACTCCTGCGGCGGATTGCCGTAGCCCCATGTGCACCAGTAGAAGTCACACGCAAGGTCCATCGACCCGAGCGTCGTCGCAAAAATGGCACCGTCGCCGCACGCGTCCTTGGCTTCTGGCGTCCACAGGGCAGACATCGCTTCGCAGCGCCCGAGCGCGCCGAACATGAACCAGCAGTCGAGGTCGGCCTCGCAGGCGTCCATCTCGGCGGCGCACTGGCCCCCGCCGATGGTCGCGATGCAGTCGAGGCACGGCCAGCCGAGCGACAGCTCTCGGGCTGGAACCCAGTCGTCTTCTGGCGGCTCGTACGTTTCCTCGGTCGTGCAGGCCGCAACGGCCAGCAGCGCGGAGAGGGCGAGCGGGTATCGGGTCATCGCGAAGCTCCTTGGTCCGATGGCTGCTCGATGGCAGCGTTGATGATGCTGATCTTGTGCCGCAGGATCTCGTGTACGCGCCGTTCTAGCGCGTGGTCGCTCACCATGACGCTTACCAGGATGCTGTCGGCTGCCTGTCCGATGCGTCGCACGCGGTCGACCGCCTGTGCGTTCTCGGAGGGGACCCACGAGAGATCCACGAAGAGTACGTGGGAAGCACGTGTGAGCGTGAGCCCGTAACCGCCAGCCCGAATGGTCAGCCCTACGCCTCGCAGGTTTCCATCTTGGAACATGCGCACCGTTTCGTGCCGCGTTGCCGGCGACTCGTCGCCCGTGATGACGGCCCACCCATCGCGGCCTCGCAGGGCGTCGATGGGGGCGCGGTGCGCGCTGAACACGAGTAGTGGCGTCTCGGTTTGCTCGTACTGCTCGACAAGCGCGATGGTGTCGGCGACCCGCGACGCGGCAAGCGCGGCTCGTACTCTGGAAAGCGCCTCGAAGGGCGGCAGATCGTCGGCCTCGAACCGAGATCGCCAGCGCGACCATTCGTCGTCGAGCACTCGCGTCAGCTCGTCGTCGGGCCGACCCGTGGTGATACGAGCCCACCGAACAGCGGGCAGATCGGGCAGCACCTCCTCCTTCAGCCGCCTGAGCATCACGCGTCGAAGCTTTCCTGGCGTCTCGGGCGATGGTCTCCCAAACACGAGCCCACCCCACTTGTTCGTCGAGCCGTCGAACAGCTTGACGAAGGCAGGCCAGCCGCCAAAAGCTTCTTGGGCGAGCCCCGCCGCGTTGAGCAGCCCCCATAGGTCAAGGGGGCGGTTCATCATCGGCGTGCCCGACAGGAACCAGCACGCCGAGGCCGACCGCTGGAGCGCGATGATCGCTCTCGTGCGCGCCGCTTTGCGGTTCTGGGCCATCGTGGCCTCGTCGACCACGAGGTGCGCCCCGGTGAGCTGGTACTCGGGCGGCAGCTTGGCGAGTTGCTCCCCCTTCTTCGGTGCCGGGACCGATGGCAGTAGATCGTAGTTGGTGATGAGCAGCTCACCAAGCTTTGGTACGCGGAACGAGCCCTTGCCAGCGAGCACCTCTGGCTTGAGGTCAGGCCGCCATCTCGCACACTCGTCCGCCCAGTTGTACTTGAGGCTCGCTGGGCAGACGACCAGGCATGCGACCTGCTCGGGCAGCGCCACGAGCGCTTGAGGTGTCTTGCCAAGTCCCATCGAGTCCGCCAGCAGCGCCCTTGCACGGGAGCGCAGCCAAAGCACGCCGTCGGCCTGGTACGGGTAAAGCCCCAGCTCGACGAGCGCCTTGCGCCGTGGATCTTGGTCGGCCAGTAGCTCCGGGGCAATGGCGAGCCCGAGGCGCTTGGCGACTTCGAGCACCTTGCGCTTACTTGTGCCCATGACAGACACGCGCCAGCACTTCTCGGCGGCGTCCCACCGGGCGCCGGGTAGGGCTCGCAGCGTTGAGATCAGCTCCTTGTCGTAGGGCATGAAGATTTGCCCATCGGCGGTCAGCTCCTTGCGGGCAAAACGACTTTCGGTCTCGCGGACGAGCGCCAGGCACGGGGCGGTGTCGCACGAGAGCTGCCACTCCCAGCCCTTCGGTCGGAAGGCCCAGCCGTTGCCGACGCCGACGGGGGTCCCGCAGTAGGTGCAGATCCCTGGCTTCTTGTTGGGGAACATCAGCCTTTCGCTTCCAGCTCACGGATGGCCCAGAAGTAGCCGCAGCGCACCGAGCAGAAGTAGCCATTCCCACCGTGTCCCCACCGCCCGCACCAGTAGTCGAGCACGCGCTCGGCTTGCGAGTCGGTCCGAGCCGGCCGCAGCACCAGCACGATGCCGTGCTCAGATGCACAACCAACCACCGGGCGCGGGCCATCGGGCATGGCCGACCACCACCGGAGCATGTACTTGCGAAGTAACTTGCCGCACGTGCGGCACGTCGGCCCGCGGCTTCGCTCATTCATGTCGTTCATCGTCGGCTCCATTCCGCTCCCGAGGCATCAAGAGCCCCGAGACGAACTTGTTGCAGGACGGGCACGGGTGCGTGAACCACATGCCGCCGCGCGTGACGCTCGGGTAGAACAAGACCACCACCGGCCCTTCGATGTGCGCTCCGCACGAGCGGCAGTCGAAGTCCGTGAGCGGCCTGGCAAAGCTAACCCGCACCGGCTCGTGCGTCTCGGGGTCGCATACCCAGTCGGGATGGCCGGCGTAGAGCAGCACCGCAGGCTCGTCTCGGATCTTGGCGGCGTTGATCCCGTCGCGCAGCCCGATGAAGTCACGGGGGGAGGACTCGGACCAAAGGATGTCGTCAGCCATACTCGTACCTCCTAGAGCGGGCAGGCGCCGATTACTTCGTTCGCCTGCTCGCGGATTTCGTCGGCCCATGCCGACTTGCCTTCCTCTTGGGCTTCCTCCCACGCTTTGTGTTGCTCCTCCCAAGCGTCGTGCGCTTCTTCCCACGCGTCGTGAGCGGTCAGCCAGGCGGCGTATGCGTCGTTGTAGGCGATGACGGCTGCCGCGTAGGCCGCGCTGTCCTCGCCGGTCGCCTCGCCGGTCGCCTCGTCGGTCGCAGGCTCGCCAGGCTTGGCGGGCTCAAGAGGCTCGTCTGGCTCCTCGGGCTCTTCGTCCTCGGGCTCGTACTCCTCCAGCTCGCAGGCCGCGCTCTCGATGTCGTCCTTCCACGACTCCAGGCCGTCGGCCTTCTCCTCGCACTCGTCGGCCGTGGAACTTTCGGAGAAGTGCTCGCGGATGTTGTCGGCCGACGAGCGGTACTCGTCGGCGACCGATTCGATCGCGCTCGCCATGTCTTCGAGGGCGGTGCGGATCTCCTCGACGTCGTCGCCATCCCATCCCGAGACGGCGGCCTCGGCGTCCTCCTGGGCGGCGTAGACCTCGGCCATCTTCCCGCTGGTCAGATCCGACTGGCGGAAGTCGCATTTCTGACAGCGGACCATCCGCGGCGTGTGCCGTCCTTTGGCCCACTTGTAGGGCTCGCCGGCCTTGATCTCGTGCCCGCAGCGGCACTCGCCTTGGTCCTTCTGCGCCTTCGCGACTTGGTGGACTCTCATGATGGATGCTCCTCCTGGGAAGGCTTGCTACAGTAGCCGTAGACGCAGCGCGTGCCGCCGCGCGTGCTGTCGTGGTTGTCGTAGATGACGCCGTCGACCACGGCGACGTAGTGCCGCGTCACGCTGACCACGAGGCGGCCGGTCGGCAGCTCGTCGGATCGCAAATGTACTTTGCAGCCCGAGCCGATGGTCATGGTCGGCGTCCATTGCCAGCCGAGACGCTCCATCACACGGTGCGCCGTTCCTTTGAACACGCCCGTGCGCGCGCTTGAGCGCTTCCCCTTGCGGCGACGTGCGCCGGGGTGCTCGTGCTGAGCCGCCTCGTTGATCATCGCGTAGACCTCGGCGTAGGGCACCTCGGCAGCAATGGCGACGGCGCGGCACAAGCAGTCGCCGGTCTGGCCCTTGAATCCGGCAGCCGCACGGCCGCCGTCGTGATCGACGAATGCGCTCACGTGTCCTCCTGCGCCGGCTCCGCGTACACGCTGCTCTTGTACGCCCCGAGCCAGCGAAACTCGTCGACCGGGTACACGTCGAACACCTTGACGCTGGCCAGATCCGGCCGGCGCTTGGCGAACGCCCGGAACCACCGCGCGAACCGCGACTTGTAGCAGTCCTCATAGATGCCGCCCCTCCAGGCGATGTGCGCCAGGGCTTGGGCGTAGGGCTCCTTGAGGTTCGCGGGGGCCTTGATCGACCCCCAAAACGTGTGGTGCCAGATGTCTGCCATGGTGGTGTCCTCCATCAGATGCTCGGGACCAGATCCGCCCACTGACCGGCCGACGCGCGTAGCTCGTCGAGCCGTTGCCGGTACGACCGGCGCGCCTCGATGACCTTCTCGGCGCACCGCTTGTCGATTTCGTCCAGGGCTTCCTGGCGGGCCGCCTGGTCCAGCTCGGTCGACCGGCGACCCGCCCAGCGCGCCCACTCAAAGCACGTGGCCACGTAGCGCTGGCGCTCGGCACGACGAAGCAACCTGTTGCGCACGCGCTTGGCCCGTTCGATCGCGGTGAGCACTTCGCTGTCAGTCACGATGCGGCCTCCCAGCTCCACTCTGTGCATGGCTCCAGAGCCCCGGTGTTGAGGTTGCGACTCGGCCCGTGAATCCACCACGAGCGGCCGTCATGGTCCAACGGGTCGACCGGCTCGATGTTCCAGTACGGGTCGAGCCATTCGTCGTTCCAGTGGCACAAATCCTCGCGTGACGTACGCGTGACGCGGAAGCGTATGGGCGGATCAAAGCGCACGTCGCAGCTGTCCGAGCCGACCATGCACGAGGCGCCGCGCACGAGCATCACTCGGCCGACCGCTTGCAGGTACTCGCCGAGGGCCAGCGCTTCCAGCTCCTCGGCCGACACTTGGATCGGCGGGGGTGCCAGCCACATGAGCCCGCGCATGATGATGTCGTCGTCGCTCTCGACCATGTAGCTCACCTCGCGCATGCGGCGTGGAACGCGCGCCAGAACTGGATCGTGTACTCGCCCGTGGGCAACCGGAATGCGAGCCCCGGCCCAGCTTGCACGACCGTGGTCGCGGCGGGCTCGGGCTCGGCTTGTTTCGGCGCCAGCTCGGGAGCCACCTTCGGCTCGCTCGGGGCCGGCGGCTCGGCCGTCACCTCGTGGCCCGCAACCGTGACGTCGAAGCTGGACGTGTCGCCGTAGGCCGGCACCAGCTCCGCGCGCAGGTCGAGCCCCCCGCGCCCGTTGTGCCAGCGCAGGTGTAGGCCCTTCGGGTCGAGCCAGGCAATCACTTGGCCCATGGGGCGCATCGCCGTGCGGACCTCTCGCAGGCGCGAGCGGCGCACCGTCCAGGTTTCGTCGCCAGAGACGAGGCGCACGTAGCGCACATCGGGGTGGTCGACGAGCGCTCGCAGGTGCTCCCACGCGAGCGCCACGACGTCGCCCGAGCGAGCGGCGCTCTCGGCGAGAGCGGCAGCGGCGAGAGCGGCCTTGGCCTTGAGCTTGGATTTGTCGCTCACGGTCAGTGCTCCTCGGTTGCGATGTGCAGCCCGTAGGTGTCGACGGTCGCCGGGCTGTCATCGGACGTCAGTAGGCCGTTTTCCGCAGCGTGCTTCACGACGTGCCGCAGGCACCCGTCCGGGTCGAAGTTTTCGTCGCCGCCGTCGTCGTAGACGACCACGAGCGTCATCGTGGCTCGGATCTTCATTCCTCCTCCTCGGGCTCGGGGTCCGGCTCGCACCGGACGCTCGGCCAGTAGGCAACGATCTGCCGGCCCATCGAGTCGGTGTGGGTGCCGCGCACGAGGCGCGCCATCTCGCGCATCTCGTCGGCGTAGTTCTCCTCGGTCGCGTCGCCGGCCGCGACGTCGATCATCTCGGCCAGCACCTCGAAGGCGCTATCCACGTGGACCGACAGGCAATACTTGCCGCACATGCCGCGCCCCGAGTAGGACTGCGGCTCGTATCCGGCGCTGCGGAGCAGGACGGAAAGCTTCTTTGCGTCCATGGTTCTCACCTCCATAAATCAGGCACCCCAGCACCAAGTCGCCTTGATGTGAGGGCAATTCCGGGCAAGACGACGGCACTCCCATGAGTTGCCGCCGTAACGCGGGAAGATGTCGACGAGCGCGATGTCGGCGGTAAGCAGCGGCATGACCTTGTAGGCATCGCCGACGATCACCTCGACGGGCATCCCAAGGTGCGGCGCGAGGCGTGGCACGAGCCACTCCACAAGCTCAGCGTCGCGCTCCACGAGCACGAGGCTCGTTACCTGCCGGCGGTGGCTGACCTCGACGAGCTGGTGCCCGAGCCCGAGCCCCGCAACCACCACGCGACCCTTGGCTTTGCGTGTGCCGGGTCGGAGCGTGAGCATTTCCATGGGCGTGATCGACATCCACGGCTCGGGCGACCACCGCTCGGCCCAATCGCTCCACTGGTGCAGCGCAGGGGCCAGTGCCGGCCCGTCAAACATCACGTTGCCGCGTCGCTTGCCGCTGGCGATTTCAAGCCGTTCGCCTCGGGGCACGACTTTCTCCACGTAGCACCACCGCCCGCTCGGGCTGACGGCCATGTGCTCGTCGGTTGCTAGGCCGATGTACCCGCCATGGAGCGGGGCCACCTCGAACAAGCGACGAGGCTCCCAGCTCGACGCGCGGAGCGTCAGCTCGCGATCGAACTTTGTGGTGGGCGTCCAGTCGACGGCTCCAGCCAGCCGCGCTGGGCGGTCCTCTCGCCGGGGCGTTGCAAACGTCGGTTGCAGCAGTGCCCTAAGTCCTAGCATCGGGTCCTCCTAGGCTTGCAGTTCAGGCTTGATGGTTCCGCACTCCAGACAGCGGTAGCCGCGCACACCGTCGCTGCTCACGTGTCGGCCGTTCTGGTAGGAAAAGCCCCTGCAGCCGCAGACGGAGCAGCTCCCATCGGTCATGCGTTTGCCCGTAGCGCCCCAGGCCCCGCCCGCGAGCGGGCAGAGGTACGCTTCCCACGGCTTCGGCCCGACGATGGCCCGGTGGCCGGTCTTGCCGCAGGCCATGCACACGCAGGTGGTTTGCTTGGGCATGTTACAGATCGCCCTTTCGTGCCAGGTCGAAGGCATTGCGCCAGTACGCAATGCCGTGGCGCTCGCACCAGCGCCACGGCGGCTCGTGAGAACCATTCGCGTGACGCTCCCGGTCCGTAACGAAGCCGTTGGCTTCGAGCCACGAGAAGGCCCGCCACTCATAGTGGTCGTCGTAGCCGTAGGCGGGGCCGGTCTGGCCGACCGCAACGCCGTTGACCAGCATGACCGCCGAGCAGTAGGTGTTGCCGTTCTTCCGGTCGAACCAGCGCCGGCCGATGATCGTGAGCGACCGAATCTTTCCACGCTTGGGCTTCATGGCTTTCGCTCCTTCTGGTCGCTGCTAGCTTGTGGCAACCCGACTGCGCTTGCGAGCCGCTCGCACCGCGACGGTCGAGCCATTCCTGGTTGCGATGCGGTAGTCGGGAGCGCAAGCGCGCTCCGGTATGAACACGTCGTGCGTGCCTTCCTGGCACCCCCACGCGTTGTCGTCCTCGAACCCGTGGCCATCGTCAGCCCTCCAGACGGCGGCGGCGATGGCATCATCCGTTGCCGAGCAGTTGTCAGGAACGGCCACGATCACGGTCTTGGTCTGGCGGACCAACATCGCCAGCTCGACGACTACTTTACGCATGGATCACTTCTCCTCAGTTAGGACAGTGACGACGCCGGCAGCCTTGAGCGTGCGAGCCGCCAGCTCGGCCGCCTCGACGGCAGCTCGTCGGCTGACGGACGACGGGTGGCGGCTAAGCACCTGGCCCCCCACCACCACCTCGGTCGTGCGTCCGCGGCGGTCCAGCTTGTCGCACAACTCGATCTTGACGGTGCGATACCCTACCCAGCTCGCTGGCAGGAAGCCGCCCCGACAGATCCACTCGGAGAGCGCCAGCACCAGCTCGGATAGGCGCCGGGCGTCGCCCATGTCGGGCGACTGGTCTGGCTCCGGGTCGTCGGCCAAGAACGCAGCCGCTAGGGCAAGCTGCTCGCGCAGGTTCGCGTTGGGGTCCATGTCAGTCCTCCGTCATGCGAGGCGATACGTCCACGCAGCCAGCTCGGCCGCCTCGGCCTCGTGCTCGGCGGTTGGCTCGGGCGCGCCAGCCAGGCGCGCAATGGTCTGCGCAATGCGAGCGGCCGGCGTCGCGCCAGCGCTCGGCACCGCTCGGGCGGGCGCGACGCGCGCGGCCACCTCGGCCGACGACTCACCAGCACGAGCGGTGCGCACGTCGTCTACCTTGAGCGGCTCCAGGTATACCACCATGTCGAACGGGAGCAGGCCCACAATGCGCCCCAGGCGATCCAGGTAGCTCGACTTGGCCTCTTTGCTGCACGAGCACTGGGCCGCAGAGCCGTGCCGCCCGCAGGGACAAGCGTTGGTGGCGCCGACGAGTAGCGGAGCGGCCGGGTAGACCACTCGCTCGTCCTTGCGGTACACCGACACGTGGCCCACGTTGAGCACGCCGGCCACGTCAGCCAGCACGCTGCGTCGAAACTCGGGCAGCTCATCTAGGAAGAGTACGCCTGCGTGTGCGAGGCTCACCTCGCCGGGTCGCACGGGCGAGCCGCCGCCAAGCATGCCAGCCGCGCTCACGGTATGGTGCGGCGCTCGGAACGGCCGGTCGACCCGCGGCTCGGGTCCGAAGCCTGCGGCCGTGTAGACCGCGGCCAGCTCGTCGCGCTCGGCTGCGGTGAGCGGCGGCATGATGGTCGGCAGCCGCCGGGCGAGCATCGTCTTGCCCGCGCCGGGCGGGCCGACGAGCAGCAGGCTGTGGTTGCCGGCGGCGGCGATCTCAAGGGCGCGCCTCGCACGCTCCTGCCCGCGCACGTCTGCCATGTCGATGTCAGGCATGATGCTCTCCCTCGCGAGTGCAGTCCGGGCAGACGGTTCGATGGTCCCCGGTCATCATTGCCCAGAAGTCCACCGTGAACGACCACCCGTCCTTTTCCGCCTGCTCGCAGACGGACAGCTCCGGTGCGGCAGGCGACGTGATTGTGTACGGCGCGGACTCCGCGCCGCACCGGCAGCACGTGACCCGGAGTGTCTTGCCCTTACGTCTAGCCATGGTGCTCCTCCAGCCAGGCCAACGCGGCCCGCATGACGTCGGCGTCGTAGCCGCTCCAGCTCCACGACTTTCCGACGAATCCCCACACCGAGTCGACGGTGTGCCACTCGCCGCAGAACCCGCAGCGGGCCTGCCCGACGATGCCCCACGCGCCCTCACGTTCCAGCATCGCAGCGGCCTGACGCTTGCAACACGGATCGTAGTCCTCGACCGTGAAGTCGTCGTCAGGCTCGACCACGATGCGCACGAGCCCACGGGCCTCGGCAGCGCTCCAGCGCTCACGCACGAGCGCCATGCTCCACGCCTGCCGGGCGGGCCAGCCATCGGCTCGGGCGCGCCGGTAGTAGTCGCGTCGGTTCACTTGGCACCTCCTTCGATGTCCTCGGGCTTCACGAGCGGCTCGCTCGTGCGGAAGAACGCATCGCGCTCCTGGCGCTCCAGCTCCCTGGGCAGCGCCCTGAGCGCAGCGGCCACGGCTTCTGGCGCGATGGTCGACCCGTCGTGCATCTTGGGCACGTTTTGCGGTGCGTTCTGCACCTCGGCCGCGACCGTCTTGGCCTGCACGAAGCACTCCGTGTGATACTCGGCTTCGAGCGCTGCGAGCCGCTGCTTGTACCTGCACACCTTGTCGGCGCGCTCGCGCGCGTCCGCCGCCCAGTGGCCGGCGAGTTGGCACGCTACGTTAGCGGCCGACTCGGCCACCGTCCGCGAGCGCCAGGCAGCCAGGCCCATTTGGAAGGCGTGGACCAAGGCCGCCTCGATGTTCGCGGCTCCAGCCGCAGCCATGAACGCGTCTCGGTCGGTCACGACGTCGGCCGCCCGCTTGGCAGTCAGCCGCACCTCGAAGCTGGCGGCGAGCGTGTAGCGGCGCAGCTCTTCGCTCCAGCGCGACATGCCCGAGAACGCGGCGCGCTCGACCGACAGCGGGCCGGCGCAAAGCGCCTTGGCGGTCTTGTCGGTCGCGTCGGCCACGAACCCGGCGGCGCGCTGGGCGTTGTCCTCGCCGGGGTCGGCCTCGACCGACACGTACAGCAGAGCGTGGTACGTGTCGCGCTTGAGCCGTCGCGTTTGCGTGCGCAGCTCGCTGGTCCACTTGGTCGTGATTTCGTTCATGTCGTCCTCCGATGGTTGCCAGCTTGTGGCAACCCGGCTGCTCAGTCGGCGCCGCTCAGGTTGGGCACGCAGTCGGAGTCGTCCGCGCAGTGCTCGGCCAACTCCTGCAACTCGTCGAGCACCGTGCGCAGGCGCGCTACGCGCGCCTCGTGCTCAGCCCTGGCTGCTCGCCACGCATCGTCTCCGAGCGGGTAGTAGTCCCGTTGGTTGGGCGCAGCCTCGCCGAGCTTGCGCAGGGCGTCCATCACGGCCCCGCCAGCGTTGCAGTACAGGTCGACGAGCCGCGAGCGGCCCGTGCCGTTGATGTGGACGAATGGCGTTTGCATGTCACTCCTCGAACACGCCGCTGGCCCGCTGCCCGAGCGGCGTCGTGATGTGGAAGTCGCAGCCGTACCAAAGCCAGGGCTTCCGCAGCCGTTGCCGGAAGGCCGCGAGCGCCTTGCCCACGGCGTCCCCGGAGCCGTCGTAATAGGCGACCACGGTGCGAGTCCGCCGGTCGGGCATGGTCGCGCTCATGCGCGCGACGCAAGGCCACGGCTCGGCGGACACACGTGCGCACGACGCGCATGCGTCCGGTGCGTCGGGCTCGCCGTTGCCGTCCCGCCCGAGCGCGACGACGCTGGCCGTCTTACGTCCGCAGATGTCGCAGTGCATGGTCCCTCCAGAGCGCACCTCGGCGCCAGCGTGCGCCCACGAGCCGGGGGGAAGCTCCCAACCCGTGGGCGCACGGCGGCGTCGAGCACCACCGGCAACACGCAGGCGCGTGTTGCGTGCGTGTTGCTAGGCTGCCTCGTCGTCGAGCCGGAACTTGCGCCGGGGGGCGTCGGCCGTGACCAGCGTGGCGGCAGCTTCCTTGATCTGGCCGAGCTGGTTCGCGGCCCACTTGCGCAGGCTCGCATCCTCGCGCAGGTCGTCGGCGTTGGTGCCTTCGAGCAGGGTGCGCGCCTTGCCAACCAGATCGGCCAGCTCGTTGTCCTCCGAGATGTTCTTGGCGTCAAAGAGCGAGATCCACTCCTTGAGGCTTTCCACCCGTGAGTCTCGGAAAATCTTGGGCTTGCCGCCATCACGCTCGCCGTCGAGCCGCTCGCGGAGCGACTCAATCAACGCTGCGAACGCCTGGCGCATGCTGGAACGCCACTCCGCGGCAGTGTCCTGCATTTCGGACTTGAAAACCTCGCGCTGCTTGTCGAGCAAGGCGGTGGAGATTGCGCCCAGCGCAGCGGGCTCCCCGATCTGCTCGAAGTTAGCGCGCACCTTCCAGGCTTCGACGAACTTCTCGCGCGAGGGATAGTCCGCTCGGTCGAACATCGGGCCGAGCCGCTTTGCGTCGTCGGCGATGATGTTGGGCAGATCGTCGGCCAGGTCGAGCACCATGCGCTCGCGCACGGGCTTCCACGACTCGATGATGTCGATGGCCCGCTCCACGACGCCAAGGGGCATGAAGATGCACCCTTCCGCGTAGGCGAAACCCAGCGACTTGAGCCGAGCGCGGCACTTGCCGTCGCCCTTCACGATGTCTTTGGCCGCCTTGGACTCCAAGAGCTTCTTGGTTACGCGCACCGCCTGCTCGGGCACGGCGGCGCCGTCCTTGCAAGCCGTGACCTGGACCTGTGCGCCGTCCACCTCGCGAGTCGTGCCGAAGCACGAAAATCCGAAGCGCAGAAACGCGCCCTTGTCGATTGCTGACATGATTGCTTCCCCTTCCCGCGGCCCGTCGTGGGCCGCTGAAACTTGTTCGCTCGTGGCGACCCGGCTGCGCCGGGCGCCTACTTCGCGCCCGCTTTCGCGTGGTCGTGCTCATGCGCGTGGGCGTGCGCATGCGCGTGCGTGTGCCCGACGTGCGAGCGCTCTTCGACGGCAACGCCCAGCTCGCCGAGCAGGGCAGCCATGAAGCCTTCCGCCGTGGCGTGCGTCGCGCCCGCGAAAGAGCCCGTTTCGATGCGGATTCTGCCGTCCGGCAGGATCACGATCTCCAGGGTGTTGACCGGCTGCGCCATTGCTACCTCCCAAGGACGATGCGACGAGCACCGCCCAGTAGTTGCTCCGCTCCCTTGACCTGGAAGCCGAAACGAGCCGACACGTCAGCCACGGTGCGCGCCGCATAAGCGCGCTTCACGCTGGCCAGCACCGACTCCGCAGTCTCGGTCCCGTAACCCGTGGTCACGCTGGCGCCTTGAGCGCTCACGCGGACAGACACGCCGTTGCGGCTCGCGGTAATGACGCGCGAGTCGAGCGTGGCCGTGGCCTCGCCCGTGATCGTCACAGTCCACCCGTCGTCGCGCATGGCCGCCGCGAGCCGGCCGCGGTTGACCGCTACCAGCTCGGGGGCCGTCGTGCGGATTCTCGTGTCGCAGGGCATGTTACTCTCCCGCTTTGATGCGTCGGCCGCCCGCCGCGACGACGGGCGCCGTCTCGGTGGACTCGTCCTGCGTGCCGCGGTAGAGCCCGGCGTAGCTCGTGGACAAGTACGCGCCGCGCGCTTGCGCCCGCAGATCCGCGAGCCGGCCCGCGAACGATGCAGACGCCGGGGCATAGACCGCCATGACGGCAGCAACCGAGACGCCGTGTTGCTTCGCGCGTCGGCACACGTTGCGCACGTCCGCGCCCGCGTACCCGCGATCCGCCTTGGGGTTGGGCACCGAGTCGCCGAGCCCGTACTTGCCAATGTAGAGCGCCCACAGCGCGGCGCGCTCGTCTGGCCCTGGGAGATCCGCGTACCAGATCCCGTCAGTGAAGCGCCGCAGCAGCTCACCAGGAACCTGCCCGAGCCCGTTCGACGTCGCGATCCAGTAGCAGCGCCCAGCGAGCGCGCGGATCGTCGACATGGCCGTCGCGGCGTTGCCTTCAGTCTCGCCCACAATGCCGCCCTTGAGATTCTGTGGCATGAATTGGATCACGGGGATAGAGCCCGCTCCACCGAGGGCACGTGCCATCAGCGACTTGCCCGTCCCCGGAGCGCCGACGAACACAAGCCCCTCGGATTCGGACGACTCCATTTCATCGAGCATGCCGGCCAGGATCGACTGGCTCGTGCCGCTGCTATCAGCAACGGCGCCAGACGAGCCCGCTAGCACCTTCTCGATTTCATCGATCCAGATGATCGCGTCGGGGCGGAAGTCGCCCGACATGACCAGGCGAATGTGATCTTTGGCGGAAGCGTGCCCGGCCACCGCGTCGAGCGGCGTACCGTCACCGCCGTCGCTTTCGACGCGCAGCCCCTTGACGCGGCCCACCGCGTCGCGCCAGGTCTTGCGCATGACGTCGAGCTGCAAACCGTCCTTGGCGGTTGCCAGGCTCGTGACCTGCTCGGCTGCGAACCGGGCGAGCCCGCGCGTGTACGTCGCGGCTCGCGCCAGGGTGGCGTCGTCCACCTTAAGATTCGCGCTTTCGGCGAGGGCGACGATAGTCGCTCGCCGCTCCTGCTCGTCGGGCAGCGGATCGTCAATCACGTGGACGTCATTGCCCAGCTCTGCGGCAGGCGCCCAGCTCGGCCCGAGCGCGACAAGCTGCCGGCCTGAGTCGGCAAAGACGTCCCGCAGCCACAAGGCAGCAAGCGCCGGCTTGGGCTCAGCGAGCGCCCGGTTGCCCGCGGCGAGCACCACAAGCGTGTCCGCAGGCACCGCTTGCGACCGCTGCAAGGCAGTAACCGGGTCGGTGCAGATGGACGGGTCCATCTGCTTACGCTGGGGGGGGCCGCCATACTGCTCGTCCGGTACTTCGACCGTGAGCATGGCCGCCACCGCTTCCTTGCCGGCCTTGTTCAGGGCCAGCGCGCCACGCACCGGGTCGAGCAGCACCGCAGGGCGGTCGACCGCCGCCAGCTTGCGGATTACCGCAGGCTGGTCAGGCGTGCGAACCGCTACCAGCGGCACGCCGCGCCGGTGGGCGTGGTCAAGCTCCTTGAGCAGGTCCATGTGCGTTGCTCCCATGCGGCAACCCGATGTTGCCGCGGTCGTGGTGCCTCGCCAGCACGCGAGCGTTGCTCACGCGCTAGCGGCGCATCACGCGCCGGTCAGTCGTCGTCGCACGGCCAGAAGCCGAGCAGGGCGCCGTCCCCAGGGTGGGCGCCAAAGTACGTGCCAGCGGGCGCGTGCTCGCTCAGCAACTCGAAGAGCGACTCTGCTAGCTCGCACGCGTCGTCGCTTGCCCACCAGTCGCTGCTCTCGTCCTCGGCAGCGTAGCTTGGCAGGGCCGAGAACCCGGCACCGGGGCAGACACACTGCTGGTAGGCTTCCGGCGCCAGCTCGCGCAAGGCGTCGAGCATGGCCGGGATTGTGTCCTGCCGGCGCATGGTGCCCTCGCTGACCGTTGCCGCCCCATAGGCGGCTAGCTGGCTCGCGACGCTCATGGCTCCACCATCAGGTCGACCGGCACGGGGCCGGCGCCGAGCGTCTGCCCCGCCTTCCGATACATGCGCAGGACGATCTTCTGCTCTGCCGTGGCGTCGTCGCCTGCGTCGCGGATGCGGCGCAAGCTATCCCACAGGGCCGACGTGCCTTGCGCATACTCGCGAGCAGTCTGGCCCAGCTTGTTTACGATGCGCGAGTCCAGCTCACGGTCCCTCGTTTCCGGGTCGAGCAGCGTTTCGGCGTAGCGGCGCGCTTCAGCACGAACGTGCATGAACGCCGGGTGACGTTCGCTCGGTCGGTCGTGCGGGTCACGCACAACGCCACCGCTTAGCTCGAAAAGCGGGGATTTGGCGCCATGGGAGAAGAGCATTTCGGCGAGGGCCAGCCGATCCCGCTCGACCGTCAGGTCAAGCGGCTCGTCATACCCGCACGAGGAGAGCGCGCTCGCCACCGTCTCGGGCGAAGCGCCCGCCAAGTCGACGGTCGCAACGCTCGCGACGAAGAGCGCATCCGCGTCGCGCCCACAGTACGCGGGCAGGTCAATTACCTCGACGAACACATACGTGCTCCCCGAGGCGCGCACGTAGAGCCACTGATCGGACCCGCCATCGGCGAGCACCGTCCAGTGGCGAGCGTACTTCCCTCGCATGTTGCTTCCCTCCGTTGCCCCGTCGTGGGGCGCAGCATGCCCGCGAGTCGTGCTCACGAGCATGCGGCGCGCCGCGCCGTTGCCGGAAAACCGACTCCCGCACCGCCGGCACGGCGTGGGCTCGGACCGTCTAGGGCCAATCCATCGGAACCTCCGGTCGCATCGCCAGGGATCGAACCTGTACGCCGGCCACCCGAGCGGGCGGGACTTCCGCGTCCCCTTTTCGCCAGCCGATGCGATTCGCGGCTCGGTAGGGTGCCGGCCGCGCTGTACCTGTTAGCTCGCTCCGTTCTGCGCTTGCGCGCCGTTGTGCCCGTGGCGCTCTATGCTGCCGCGGTATTGCTGCCCGCCGACTTTCGTCGCCGTGCTTACGAACGCTGCTATCCGGTGGCGACCCGGTTGCCCGAGCCCTCCGTTTGCGTTCACACCCGCTGCTGGCTTGTGGCAACCCGGATGCGAACCGCGGTGCTCGTGACGATAACGTGTAGGACATGCCCCTACACGTGACGGTAAGTGCTCTTATCGTCACGACGTGCGGCTATGCCTGGTCCTGCTCATGGTCGAGCATGCCTGGCCACGGCTGGCCGTTCCTGCCCCCTGGCTGCCCCGTGGCGCGTCTTTGCCGTGCCATGGGGCAGAGCCGGCCGATCTGGACGCTGGCGCGGTGCCAGCGCTCGCGAGCGCGGTGCATTGCGCGCCGTGGTACGATGCGCGCATGTCGGCACGATGCGCAGCGGTGCGCAACGCGGATCTCGCAGACGCGCTGGAGCACGCAAGCGATTACCACGACCGAGAGCTGCGGATAGAGGACTTCGACGTCTCGCAGCCCGAGCAGATCGCCATCCGCTCGATCCCTGATGATCTCTCGTCGTGGACAGAATGGCGCCCAGGCGAGCTGCTCCGCGACTTCGACGACGAAGAGCGCTTCGTCGAGCTGGATAGCTTCCGCGGTCGTCCGTGGGCCGAGCGAGCGTCGAGCTGGACGCCTTCGACCATGCCGCCCATCGTCTTGGTCGAGACGAGCGACTACGAAGGCGTCGCCGACGGGCGAGGCCGCGTCTCCTACGCCATCGGCATGGGCTGGCCGACCGTCCCAGCCGTGCGGATGGTCGAGCGCAAGCGAGCGGCCTACAACAGGAACGCTAGGGATCTGGTAGTCAGAGCGGCACGGAAGGCGAAGGTGTCCGCGACGAGCAAGCTCGTCGCCTTCGGGATTGCGGACCGCTACACCGTCAAGGTCAGGCCGATCGGCGTGACGAACGCCATCGGACAGTACCGCTCGTTCTCGCAGTTCCAATCCGGACCCATCTTCTGGATCAGCGATCGTCTCGACGAGCAACGCGTAGCCGAAGGGGTGAGAGCCCCACTCGAACAGATCATCGAGGACACCATCCTGCATGAGTACGGGCACGTCGTATGGGAGTTTGCTCGCATCCGAGCCGACCAGCTCATGCAGATGATCCTCGACATCGAGGACAACGAAGAAGAGTTCGCCGAGACGTTCGCTGTCGCAGTCCGCAGGGGAGCGGCGTCACCCGTTTACAGATTGATCGCTGCCGCCTACCAACGTGTCCTACTCGGCGACCAACACGCTTGAGACAAGACGATGCAACCGAATCCAGCTTGGGTCGACGCACTCCTGCACAAACACGGCGCAGCGCTAGCCTCCTACGCTGGCGCGCCGATGCCGGAACCGACCGGGCGCAAGTACAAGGAGCTTGGCTGCGGTCACTACGGCTGCGTGCTCTCGCTCCCGACGCCCGGCACCGTGCTCAAGGTGACGAGCGACCCGAGCGAGGCAGCGTTCGTCGCGGCGTACCTGAAGATTGGCCACCACCACCCAGGCGTCGTGCGCTACGACCGCATCGTCGAGCTGCCCGAGACGTACCGCCGACGACGCACGTTCGCGATCTGGCGCCAGGAAGCCAACAACGTCGGCAAATTTACTGGCAGTCGCTACTACCAGAAGGAGCTGTACGAGCGGTACCTCAAGCACTACGGGGCCGGATCGATCCGAGAGTTTCTCAGCAACCTCGACTTGTTCCAAAAACACTCAGCGCGCATTCGCAAGGTGGTCAGTTCATCAACCAATCCAGTGCGATTGCTGTCGGATGTCGCTGGGCTCGAAGACTGGGCCTGGCAGTCGATTGCCGACGGGCGCATCTTGCCCGGCCAGGGAAGCTCGGCCCGCCTCGTGGCCTACAAGCGCCGCCAGCTCGAACTGCTCGCCGAGGAGATGGCGAACACGCACGCCGGCTATCTCATCGGCCAGGCTTTCGACTACTACTTGGACCAGGGCATGCTCCTCGCCGACGTGCACACGGGCAACATCGGCGAGGTCGTTCCGCCCGAGCACACGTCCTGGGAGATCGTGATCACCGACCCGGGCCACATGGTGCCGCTCGATCCAAAGTGGCTCCAGGTCGAGATACCCCAGCTGTACGGGTAGACCGAGAGACGCCCCGTACTGACCCCTAGCCGTCCTGCCCCTCAACCTCGTACCAGTCGCTGGCAAGGATGTCGGTCTGGCTGGCGATCCACGGGACGAGGTCCCCCTGCGCCGTTCGCATGTAGATGTACGGCAGCGTCATCTTCGAGTGCTCGTCCGGCACTTGCATCTCCAACCACATGTCCTTGCCGTTCCAGCCTCGGCGCGCGGCACGTTTACCGCCCTTCAGCCATGCAAGTGCACACCCAAAATTCATCGTCATGTCGCCCTACTCCTTCTTCTCATTTCCAAACCTGAACCGACGCCGCGGTCGCACCTCGGGCTCAGCCTCTTCCTGCGGAGCCGCCGTCTGCTCGCGAGCTGGCGCGGGCGCTTCAAATGGCACCCACTCCCCACCAGCCCGGCTGAACTCGACTCTCCCAGCTTCCGCGTTGAATCGGATCCTGCCAGCCGTTGACTTGAATACGTCGCTACCGTCACCCGTACCTGCCCGAAGCGTCATCATCCCGCCCGTAGCCACCGACGGCGGCTTCGCCGGCTCCTCGGGAACTGGCTTTGCGGCGAGCTTCGCGTAGTAGTTGACGTCCTCCTTGAGCATATCGGCAAGCAGCGCCTTGGTTTCTCTTTCCTTCCTAGCGGCCGACCATTTCGCAAGAAACGCGGCCTGCCTATCGGCCATGCTTCGGCCGCATTTGGGGCACGGTGGACTTGGGACGTCGCCGGTCTCCGGTGAGTAGAGCAGGATCTTGGTCCCGCAGAAGTCGCACAGCTCGTACATGGTGCCCAGCTTAGCCACCGAACATCCTCCGCAGGAACCGCCGGACTCTACCCGTGTATGGCAGCGCCACCATCAGCGACTCTGGCTCGTCCCGAGGCACCTCTGCGCTGTCGAGCCATGGCTCCAGCTCTCGTTTCATGTCGTCGGCGTCAAAGTCCTTCCACGCGTGGATGCACCGCTCCCAAGTGTCGAGCGCTCTCGCGAGCTGCTTGCCGCGCAGCTTTCTGACAGCTGCCGCCATCCTACTGTGCAACTTCGACTTCTCGACCTCGGAGGCCATGAAGCTCCACCGGTCCTCCCACTTCTTCGTATCGACGAGCTGGAAGGACATGGCTCGGTGGTCCGCGTAAACGTCGCCATGAAACGGGCACTCATCGCCGAAGCCTTCCGCGATGGCGTCATCGACGTCAGGGTCCGGCTCGAAGTCATCGTCAGGGTCGGGTGGCTCCGTCCCGCACTTCGGGCAGGCGTCGCTGGAGCGCACGTCGAAGACCGTGCTGCACGAGCCGCACTTGACGAACTCGCAGATCGCTTCGTCGATCATGCCTGCCCCATGGTCGGGTTCCACCCAATGACCTCGCCAGGCTTGTTGTGGAGCGCGAGCGCCGTGCGGTACCAGAGCCGGCCGCGGTAGTACAAGGTCAGATGGATCCATCGCTCGTTGTCGCGCGTCGGACTCGTGACGCGACGAAACGTCTCTTCTGGTATGCCACCCACCTCGCGAAGCGAATCGACCGCCCCCGGCGTCATGATGACTGAGCACCCGTCCCCATCCTGCCACATCACGACCAGTACGCTACCGTGGGGCCACTCGATGCCTGCTGCGGCTTGATCGCGCATTGCGCTGGTCACCGCATGCATCGACATCTTCTCCGTCTCGTCGTCTGCCTTCATGCTGATCAGCTGCGGATTGTCCATGATGCTCACGCCTGTCCCACGGTAACTCCACCGAACATGCCCGTGTGGTTGAGCGTGGCGATCACCGTCGATTGCACGATGCAGCCATTGCCACGCACCAAAACGAAGGCCCAGCGCTGGTTCGGAGCGAGCGCCCGGCCGGTCATGTCGAATACGCCGAGCCCGTCTACGCACGACGGCGCCTGTTCGAGCAAAGCCCGTAGCTCGGCTCGCTTCATGACGCACACGACGTCGCATCCGTAGTCATCGGCCGCTTCGTCGCACCGAAGAATCATGAACATCACGTGGTCGCTGGGCCAGCCTCGTAGCTTCGGGCCCATCTCATCGAGCGCCGCTGCCACAGCCGCCTCGACGAAGGACTCGTAGAAGTCATCGTCCTCCGACGCATCAACACACTGCGCAAGTCCATGAGGCTCGCACCGATGCAGCCTGGCTCGCTCGACCAGCTCCCGCAAAAGAGCTTTGCGCGAGGACTGCTTTTTCTTGGCCTTCCTCCCCATCACGCCTCCTTGCGCTCCTTCGCCGTGTACGTGATCACCGTCCGCACCTTGGCTTCCAGATCGAAAGCGTGCTCTTGGCCGCTCGGCCCGACCACGAGCACGTCACGGCAGCCGCCCATGCAGGCGATGTCGTAGTCGCCCTCGTCGTCGATCGCCTTGGCCCAGCTCTCCACCGCGTCCGCAGGAGACTTGGCCCACACCTCGTCGGTGCCCTCGGTGACGTCATAGCAGGACACTACGTACTTCTGGCAAGAGCATCCGTCTTCGCCCACGGGCTCGTAGCAACGCGAGCAGGTTGCCCCCGGAACCGTAAAAGTCGCTTGGCACCGTCTGCACATGACCCCACCCGTACCACCGCGTTCCGCCGCGCGCAACACCTATTTCGTGTTTTTCGTTTTTTGGTAATCGGCGCGGCGCCAATCCTCGACGATCTGGCACGCCTCGTCCCACCGGACGACGCGCCGCGGGTCCGGCAGCCACGTGCAGTACCAGCCGCACAGGGTGACCCGGCCGTGGGCTGACGCAGCCCGGACCATCTCGCGAGCCAGCTCCTCGACGGAACGTACGGGCCACGGGTAGCGGGATGACGATTCGTTGACGCTCATGGCTGCTTTCCCGTGTCGTCTTTGGCGACTCGCGGATCTGGCTCGTTGCAGGAGCGGTTTCGCTGCACGCTGAATCGCAGCGTCTCGATGACGTAGCCACGACGCTTCAGCTCTTCCACGAGCGCCACGTCGCCGATCTTGATGGAGCAGAGAGCCGCGCAGAGCAGGTGCCGGTCAGGGCCGCACGGTCCATCGAACATGATGTCGTGCTCACGCTTGGACCAGTACGCAACGAGGTGCTTGGTTGGATCTGGACGCGCGCTCATGGGCGGCTCCCCTTCGCCATCATCCGCTCGCACCAGCGCTTCGCGTCGCAGCGGCGGGCGAACATCTGAATGTGGCCGCGCATGCCAAGCATCACTTCGGCCAGCCACGGGTGCGGCGAGTCGTCTGGCGCGAGCAGCACCCATGCACTGCCCTGCGCCGCGAAGCACTGTTGGCAGTGGTTCGGGTCCTGCCATCGACTGCGACCCCACCTCCACCGCGGGAACCGGCCGCCGCGCCGCCGGCCCGAGTAGGGCCGATGGCGCCGGGGCACCTTGAGCCCGAATGCCTTGGCGGTCTTCAGGCTCATGTAGACGGTAGTCTGGTCGGTAGGCAACACGGCCGTCACCGGATATTCGGCATGCGCCATGACGGCTGCGTGAACGGTTGGGTCGAAGTACGGGCTGCCGTAGTTGAACGGTTGGTGCGGACGCTCACGCAGGACGGGTAGTTTTGCGCTCACTTCTCCGTCTCCCGGCAGCAGTCCGTTACGAACTGCACGGCAGCAGCGGCCACCTCGATGGCCTGCGACGCCATCTTGGCTCGCTCCGCGTTCGAGAACCCCGTCGAGGGGTGCTTCTTGATCAGAGCCCAGAGAAGCTCCAGCTCCATCAAGATGCGCGCGTAGCCGTCGTTCCGGTTCAGCACCGAATCGTGCACCGTGCGCCGCACGGACACGCAGTCGGCGACCTTTGCCGCAAGCATATTGTCGACGAGCGCAGCGTCGAACCTAGCCTGGGCATCTCGTGTGCGCTTCATGGTTTTGGCTCCCATTTTCCGCAGGTGTCCTTCTCGTCGACCTCGTCGGTGAAGTCGTCGCCCGTCACGAGGCCCACCGACCACGTGCCGATGGCGCAGTGCGGCTTGCCGCCCTTGGGCCTGAAGGCCCGACAGGTTTTGCACACCCGCCGCCGCCTCTCGGCCAGCTCGGACAGCGCTACGACGACGAGCGCGTTTCGCTCGAAGCCGCACCACTCCTCGTGCCCCTCGCCGAACCAGTCCCGTAGCTCCTGAATGTCCTCATCCGTCATGATGGTCATGGTGCACCTCGCCACTTGCGTAGCCACTCGCGGCCCGCATCCGTGATGGTCCAGCGGCTATCCCAGTAGGAGCCGATCCTCTTGATGAGCCCATTACGGAGGAGCGTGGCAAGCGGCCTGTAGGTCGGCCAGACATACCTTGACGGCACGTGCTCCAGCTCGATGAGCAGATTGCGCTGCGGTAGTGTGAGCTTGATGGGCTTGTCGTCAGGCATCGCCTTCCTCATTCTGTCCAACAACTCGACCGCGCAGGAGCACGTGCTCCCAGCCGCAGCCCATCTGGTCGCAGTTGTGCCAGTCCTCGGACTCGCACACGTCGTGCGGGTGCGCCGTCACGACGATGCTCTCGCCGTCCGTGTAGACGGTCGCTCGGAGCACGCGGAAGCCGGCCGGCATGCTCTGATCCGCCTGCGCCTTGAACCAGCCAGACGACCGCCGCTGGAACCGATCGGCCTGCATGGCAGACCGTTCTGCAGCCCGCTCGGCCAGGTCGGCCGACACGAAGCGGTTGTACGCCTTGACCTGCTCGCGGTTGGTCACGCACATTTCTCCTCGAAGATGTAGTAGGCGACACCTCCGTATTCGTCGAACGAGCATCCGAGCAACTCCATCGGGACATGCGGCAGCTCCTCGTTCGGCGCTGACGTGTAGAACACGCGTTCCTCTTCGGCGGACAAGCCGCTGACGACCATGAACGCGGCCTGCAGCCCCCTCGGGCTGTCGGGGCACATCTCGGAGCGCACGAGATGCATGAACCTCGATCCGAGAGGTAGGTGTAGCGTCGTACGTCCCTTGAGCATGTACACGCGAACGTGAGTACGGGCCGTGGATCGGAGCGGCCCGTGCCAAGGTTCCATCCCGAGCTTCTGCCGCGCTTTCTTGGCTAGCAAATCGAGCAGCGCATCCTCGACCCTCTCGTGCTCCATCGTCGGCTGCTGCCTCGCCACGACTGGAGTACCCCCCGGAGCCCGCTCGAACGCCGCGCAGCAACTACCGAGCGCAGACTCCGTTTCGTGCTTCGACGGCGCCTCGCTGGTCGGCCTCGTACCTTCACGCGGCGTCCGTTCGTCACCTAGGTCGTGGAGCAACACGAGGACCGCTCTGTTCATGATGTCGCGCCAGTGGGCGAAGCGTCCTCGTCGTTCGTGGTCTGACTCGAACGCGGGGCGTAAGTCGCCTGCCGTACGCTCGTACAGGTCGTGAAGCTCGTTTACCGCCTCCGACGCGTTGTTCAGGAAACAGATGCCTATGTAGTCGAGCACCATCCGCCGGCTCGGAAGCCACGGATTGCCGTCATGCCCATTCATGTCGCATCGCTTCATGACCCTAATCTGTGCCATCTTAACTCCTCCTTCACCGACATCCGTCTCCTAGCCTGCTCCTGCGCCGACACGAACCTGGCCCCGAGCTTCACCGCAAGCTCGCGCTTGGACGAGCTGAGATCGTAGTGGGGGTGCGTCGGGTGTGGCTGGAACCAATCTCTCTTGAGACCGAGCCTCGCCGCGAAAGAATGCAGCCCGTCGAGTGCGCCATCCGTCGTCAGATGGCAGCAGCCCGCGTCAAATGCTCGGGCAGCTCGACCCGGTGGGCGGCGCAGCTCGTCGACCATGATCATGACCCCGACAGCTCCTCGAACACGTGGAACACCATCCACCCTTCGACGCCATGCACCGTTCCAACGTGTGTCCGGACTCCATCTGGCAGCTCTTTCCCGGTCGGAACGACGTGGAACACCCTTGGTTCCATGGGGCCACCAGGCTCCACGAGCGCCCAAACGTACAGCCGGTCCTGTGCGTACTCGCTGCTCGACCTTCCAACCGAAAGCAGCTTCGCTCCGCGTGGCATCTGGACGCTCGTCCTACCCGGGGGCAACTCGTACTTGTTGACGACCCTCTTAGTAGGAACATCCTCGGTAGCTTTGACCGTCTCGGTTCGTCCGAGAAACGTCTCGCATAGGCACCCGGCTTCACGCAGCGCCGCGATGGCCTGCTTGGCGCGCTCCGGGTTGAACGTGAAGTAAATGAGATGCCCCTCATCGTCGCTCGTGGCCCACACGGTTTTGTGCCCATGCTCGAAGGCCGTGTCGAGCATGCTACGCACCGTTCCGACCAGCTCATCCGTCGCGCGCTTCATGGGCTAGGCACCTCCGCTAACGCGTTTGCCAAAAGAAGCTTTCTCGTCCTGACGCCATAGGCCGTCAGCCGGTAGGACCAACGGGACACCGACTGCGGATCTTCTTGCTCTACGAGGCCGAGGCGCAGCAGACGTTCGATGGTCTGCGCCGTCGTGCGGCGCGGGTCGCAGAGCCGGTCGTACGTCCGGCCCGGACGCATGGCGATGAGCAGCAGGCGTTGCTGGACGGACAGGTCAACCATCTTTCCTCCCACGCTGTGCTCGGCTTTCCTCGATGGCCTCTTCGTTGGTCGGCCCAAGCGATATGCTCAGCGAGCCCTCGAACAGGTTGACGATCCGGGCGGCAGCCACCCGCACGGCGTCGGCCTTCGCAGCCTCGGCTTGCTCTGCGCGGCAGAACGGGCAGCCCACACCGTGGGCGTGGCCTCGATGCTTCGAGCAGACGAGCGCGAAGAAAGCAGTCTTCGACGCCTCGGCCAGCTCACGTTCGGCGCGCTCGGCCCTGACAAGCAAAGCGTCGCGCTCAGCCGCCGCGAACTCCGCAAAGTCCCGCCACTCGTTTCGATCGCGCTCTGCCTTCTCTGCGTGCGCTCGCCACTCGTCGCGCTGCACTGCCGCCTTGTGGCTAGCCGTGGCACCGACGAACGCAGCTTCGGTCAGCTCTCGCTCGGCGCGTTCGGCTCGGGACACGGCATCGCGCTCGTTTCTTTGCAGCGCCCACACTCGCTCGCGGTAGTAGTCGTGCATGCGCTCCGCGTGCTCCATGCGGATGCGCAGAAGCTCGGGGTCCACGTCGTTACTAGCCATCATCGCCTCCGCGGTGTTTTCGCGCATCCGTGCGGTTCTTTGCCAATACCACGCGGTCCGTCGTGAGCCACAGCCACCGCTCGCGTAGCCCACAGCAGCAGTCGTCGTCACCCGAGCAAGCGTCGTCGTGCTCGACTCCGTGCTCGGACACCATTTCGGCGAGCAGCACGGTGGCCACGTCTGCTTCGGCCTCGGCCTGCTCTGCACGGGTGCGCAACTTTCCAACCTCGTCCACAGTGGCCATGAATCTGTTAGCCGTTGTGATCGCTCGTGGGAACGTCTCACCTGCATAGTAGCCGTTGACCTGAGCAACAGTTGCGAGCACCTCCATCGCGTCGCGGTGCTCTGCCCTCAGAACGGACAGCGCGTCCTCGGCGGCGACCAGCTTCTTCTTCAGCTCAACAGCGGTCTGGTGCCACGCTCGCGACTCGGCTGCGTCGGATTCGGAGCGACGGGCGCGCTTGGTCGCATCGCCGAGCAGCCCCTCCGCAGCGTTTCGCTCACGAACGGCGCACTCCATCTCATCGCATAGCCGATGGACGGTCTCCCCCTCGGCACCGTCGTTCCGCCAGGTCTCGCGGGCAAACCGGAGTAGGTTCTCGCGGATCTCGTCCGGCATCGGCCTGTAGTCAGGATTCATCGCTTCTGCCTTTTGCGCATGGCCTCGACTTCCGCTCGCTTCGATCCGTCCCCGCGCCATTCGTCCGGCGTTCGAGCACTATCATCGTCCCCGTAGAGCCCCAGCAGCTCGACGCAAAGCCCCTCAGCGGTATCCCGGTCCCGCTCGATGCAGTGCAAGCACTTGCCGCGCGTGCTCTCGTAGAAGGCGTCGAAGCTCATCGCCCGAACGAGCGCCTGGTACTCATCGCAGCCAGGGCCGAGCAACTTGACGGCGGTGTCGACAACTCGTTCCTTGTCGGCCTGCGCAGCCGCTAGCTGCCGTTGCAGATCCGCTTTCTCCTGTCGGTAGCAGTCGACGAGCCGAGCCTGTGCGTCCCGTTCTTCGCGCATGGCGACCAGCCGCCTATCGGCCTCTTCGAGATGGACCTGCAGCTCGCAATCGCCGTACCCACGGCCAGAGCTGCGCCAAAGCTCCATGATCCGCTCGTACAGCGGGCTCACGGCTCCTCCTTTTCACGCTTCCACTGCGCGGCCTCCTCGGTCGTGACGACCAGCATCGACGGCACGCCGCCCCCGCCGGACTCCTGACGCAGCACGTCGATGTCGACCTCCACGAACTTGTAGCTCGCATACTCCTTGCGCATGGCTTCCTCGGGGCCCCACCAACACTCGCAGCCCCAAACGTACTTTCCGTTGTCGAGCTTGATGCGAGGGTTGTGCATGGATCCTCCGTGGTCGACCACGGCCATGTCGTGCTTCATCATGGCCTCGGGCGACATCGGTTCGGTCGACGTCGTGTCGAGGTACGGGAAGTCGCCTTCGTAGACGCCTGCTCCGTAGACTTCGAGCACGCCGTCCTTGCCGCTCGCGACGGCGAACACGCGCTCGCCGGGTTTGTGTAGGAATGTCTTCTTCATTCTGCTTTTGCCTCTCTGCCCACGGGTCTATGGCCAGGCTCATCGAGGCTGCCAGCCATGTGGCGGGCACCATCCAGCACTTCGAGCCTGCACGGCCCATTTTGGCCATCCGTCAAATTTTTGCTTGAGACCTTCGGTGGCCTCGTCCATGGCGACCTTTGGCACCCAATCTCCGAACGGAGACTCCGCCCACTCAGTCAGTCCGGTCGCCTGACGCGCCCACTCCACTGCCCAAGACATGGATGCGGCGTGGTGCACCGTCTCCCACAGTCGATCACCGGCATGCCGCACGACAGCTCGGTATGCTGGCGTTTCTTTGCCGCCCTTCGGCGCGCAGGAGAACTGAAATTGATCTGCCATGAACCTTGTCACCAGCGCTCGCGAGGTGAGGATTTTCTGCGCCCGAAGCTCGCCAAGCAGCTTTCTTCTTGTTGGCAGAGGCATTGGTCTGGAGAACGGATCCTCCGGCAACTTGAGGACTCCACCTAGCCATCGCTCGGCATCAACCAGCACCTGTTCTGGCACGTACCCACCGAATGGACTTTCGTCCATGGGCGCCCCGCCAGACCACGACATAGCCCTCTCCACAGCTAGCTGAAGCCATTCACGGTGCGTCCTGATCTTCCTGTCCTTGCTGTAGACGAACTCCACGCCATGGGCGATGTCCATATTCGCGTGCCAGTGCCCGCGCACGCCTCGCATCCTGGTCTCTCCCGGTCTCGCTTTGGAAGGTGACCAGCACACGACGAATCCCCTGCGCGGGTTGGACTCGCAGACAACGTCAGCAGGTGGAGTGCCGAACATCGCAATGAGATCGCAGTTGTAGTGTACACCTCGCTGCCGGAGTCGACCGGCCAGCTCGACTAGATTCCGTCCGCGATTGTCCGTCATGGCGCCGGGAACACCCTTTCAATCATGAACCCGCCCGTCCGTCCGACGAGCAGCACCACCCACTGCCCGTGGCCAAGCTTCCAGGGCTCGCTCCGGGTGTCCGTGATCGTGACCGAGAAGTCGTCCTCGACGACCCACACGCGCGTCCCGCTCGGCGCCGTCGTCGACAGGTGCATAGCCTTGCTGGGGACTTGGCTCGGCGGACGCAGGTGCTTGAACAGCCAGTCGCTGAAGCCGTAGAACGCCTCGTCGTCGTGTTTTACAACCTTGCCGTGCACCTTGAACGAACCATCGGGCTCGATGCTCATGGCCTCGTCGCCGTCGCCGGTCTTGAACACGATGCGCCCGTGCTCGGGCTTGTGGTCCGGGTTACGGCTCCAGCCCTGGCCAGCCTGAATGAAGATGAAGTCGCCGCCCTTGGCATGGTCCGCCTCCGGGTCGGCAGCCTTGATAAAGAAGTCGTCTGCCATGGCCATTGCCCCTTTCTCACGGTCGAACGATCGTAGCCGTCATCAGGCGCTTGAATGCTAGCCTGGAGTCCCAGGCCCATCGACGCTCCAGGCACGCCACGATAGCCAGGATGGCGATCAATCCCACGTGCCAGACACTGAGCGCACCGATGGCCACGACAAGCGGCATGGGTACTAGCATCCCGCCTGCGACTCCCAGCGTCGTCTGCCACTTCTCCCGAAACGACAACCGCACGACCACCACGGTGTCCCGCCATGGTTGGTGCACGCGCTCGCGGATCGTTGTCACCTTCGGCATCAGCTCACCCTGCAACCTTTCTTCGCACACAGCACGCCCACGAAGCGGCCGTCACTGTTCCGCGGACACGGTCGCCATCATCCTCTCGGCCTCTTCGCTGCTTGTTCGTCGGCCGGATGGCTTCATGGCCCGCAGCTCGAAGAACCCCGCATAGTCAGGCTCCTTGTAGATGAGCAGCCTGGCGTAGAGAGCGATGTAGTCGTTGTTGATCTTGAAGACGTCCCCCACGGACGAGATGTCTCGGTCCCACCGAATGCGCTGGACGATGACCCAGGCTCCGTACTTCTGCCGACCTGTCTTCCGCATCTCCCCAGCGAGCCGCCTGAAGTCATCGAAGATGTGAGGGTTCGCCTGGTGGTACCGGTGGAACTTCTTCACGAGGTCTGGGTCTGCCGCGGACAGGACAGCCTGCATCTCCTCCAGCGTCATCACCAGTGGCGACGGCGGGCTCGGCCTCGGCGGTACTTCCCTCGACGTCGGCGCCGAGGCAGCCGGCTGTCCTCGGCTGGCGTCATGACGGCGTGACGGAGCTACCCGCCGTAAGAGCAGCCAGCCCGCCAGACGGGCGACCGCCATCTTCGTGCTGGAAAGCCATTTGCGGACCGAGCGGTTCACCCCGCCACCCTCTTTGCGCACGCCGCGCACATGAAGTGCCCGTCACCGCCGCAGTCTCCCGACGGAGTGCCGGCCTTGTAGTAGACGCAGTCGGTTTGTCCCTCCTGGTCCGCCATGATTCCAGCCGGCTCCCGTCCGCTTGCCTTGATGGCAGCCACGTGCTCACGCCAGCGCTTGGCGTCCTGACGCGCCTCGTGGGTCTGCTGCCGGCTACGTCGCAAGACGCGCCGGAGCTGCTCATGGTCGACGATGGTGAGCCCGCGACGTTCCAGGTGCTCGACAATTTCTCGGCCGTACGGGTAGCCGCCCCCGACGCCGCGACTGTTGATCAGCTGAGACGCTTTGGTCTTCGCGTTCGTCATTCGCCATGCCCCCCGGTTTGCTAGGCGTCGATCCCTCGGTCTTCACGCCTCAGAGGCTTCCGGTTCCTCGTGTTGTAAATCTTGAGGAGCACTGCAATCGCGCAGGTCTTGGCGCTCTCGGTCTTCCAGGTTTCGTGTTCGTGCAACATCTCCGCAATGACGTTGGCTGGCGCTCCGTACGCGATGAGCTTCTTGGTTAGCACTTCCGTGTCGGCCTGCTTGAACATCGCCAAGAACGTGCCGACGTAAAGGATCAGCCTCTTGTCGTACGCCATGTAGTCTCCGTTCTTGGCGTTGGACCAACACTTGAGCACGGTGAGCGTTGGCACGAGGTTGTCGAATCGCTGGTGCACAGATTCTAGCGCGGTGACCCCTGACACGCCGTTCTTGCAAGCGGATGGCACAGCGCGCAGTCGCAGGTCCGTGAGTATGCCAACGATCGTCGTCGCGATCGGCTCACGACCGACCACCCGAGCCTTGAACTGGTCGAACGCGCGCACGTTGCCGCGCCCCATGTTCAGCTCGTAGAACATCATGGCTTCTTCGGACTGCGTCAGCCCTCGGTGCACCTGGACGGCGATCTCCATGTCCTGGTGACCGCTCATAACCAGGCCCGCTACGCGATGCTGACCGTCAATCACGTAGTACACACCGTCGTTCCGCTGGGCCACCACGACGACGCCAAACAGCGCCGGCACGTATTGCTCACCGATCTTTTGGGCGCGCTTTTCGTCGAGCGTTCGCTGGTATTCGTGGTCAATCTGCAGCTCCGCCAATCTCACCCTGGCGTACTCCTGACCAACCATCTTCAACGGCCTGTTACTCATGTTCCTCTCCTTCTTTTATTTCCCCATCCGCTAGATGGACCATTCTGGTGGCCGCCGTCCGCACAGCTCGGAATGCGGCGGCCAGTTCGGCCAGCTGCTCGGGCGTAGCCGAACGCCGGACATCACTCCATCGCTCCCGAAGACCGTCCCAAGTCGCAGCGGCAGCCGCAACGCTACAGGTGATGCCGATGATCGGAGCCTTCGTTCCCCTGGTCATGCGCATCCGAGCACGAGACTGGAACACCCTTGCTTTCTCACACCCAAGCTCCTCGGCGATCTCGCCAGCCGTCCGGCCGCGGTCGCATGCATCACGGACTCGTTCGTCGAATGCCCTCACCTCCGCAAACCACTTTGCCCTTTTCGACATTGGCTGCGCGTCAGACGACGATGGGACTAGCCTCTTCGGTTCAGCGGACTCCTGGCGGATCCCGGCGCTCAACTCAGCTGCCTTGAGCGTTTGTTCGCCCCTGGCCACGCGCTCGAATGCCTCTGGGTCGGCAGCCATCAGTTTCTTTGCTCTCCTGGCTTTCCCACGAGCTGCGCCGGTCGCGATGGCGGCCTGCACGATGGACTCGCTCGCCTCTCGCTCGCCTCGCGATAGGTTGCCATCAGATTGATGGCAACCTATACCACCGCGCTTTCTTGAGGTTTCCAGACCAGCCACTTGCCTTTCCTTGGCCTCTTTGGCAAACAACTCCCGGGCTCGCGCAGCAGCTGCAGCTCTCTGGTCTGGTGTCGCGTGCCTGCGCTGGCCGTTCGCGTCGAGCACGTACCTTGCTGGCGATGAGCAGTTGCGCAGAATGGTGAAGCGCGGCTCGACCCCAGCCATTTTGCACGCCGCGTACCTATTCCGTCCGTCTAGGATCTTGTCGTCGAGAAGTACGATAGCCGACAGGAGACCGTTTTCCTTGATGCTCTGGGCAAGCTCTTTGAGCTGCTCGACGCTGAGCATTCCCCAAATGCTAGCCGCATCGTGTGGTTCGTACTCCCGAGCGCTCACTCGCTCATCTCCTTCTTGAACTGCTCCATCTCGGCCCGGATCTCGCCCCAGAAGTCATCGCCCATGACGACGATGGTCCCGTAGTCGACCTCCCAGCTCGTGATGTCGACGTCGGAACACCACTTGTCGAGCATGCGCTGGAGACGCTTGAGAGCCTTGTCAGACACCTCCTCGATGGCCTCCTCGTGGTGGTCCTCCAGCTCCGAGGACACGATGTGGTAGGCGTCCATCGTGAGCCTGTTGGGCGCGCACGCCCAGATGACGGGCGGCTCGTCCATGTCGACCTTGCACTGGGTCCACAGCTCGACGATGCCGTCCTGCAGCTCCCCCATGTCGTCGTAGAACTCGTCGGTCGATTCGCAGAACACCCCATTGCCGTGGTACTCGGCCCATGGGATCCGCTTAGCCTTGGCAATGCGCTCTGCCGACCGCTTCTCGTCGCGCTTTGCCCGGCACACGTTGCAGCACGTCCAGCTCTGGGAGTTGCCCATGTCGACGCCGCAGTCTGGGCAGATGCGGTGGCAGCACTGGACCGCCGAGCGCTTCGCCTCGGCCTCGGCGTCCTCGGACCTGCAAGCGTAGATGGTCGACGCATGGAAGAGCTTGCACTCGGGGCAGGCCCACCCGAGGATCTGCTTCTCCTCGCCGCCTTCGAGCTTGACGTACACGGGCAAAGGTTCCTTGGGAGTCGTCGTCATGCCTTCTTCTCCGTCGCGTTCAGGTTCTTGCAATGGTGGCAGACCCAGCCGTTCTCGCGCGTCTGCTTCCAACCCTGTCTTCGGCAGCGCTTGACCGCGTCTCGCTTGAGGTGCTCGTCGACCTGCCACCAGCACCCGCACACCCCGCACCACACCGTGTGCTGCCTGGAAATGTACCCCTTGAAGGTCATCGCTTGCGTGCGACCTTCTTCGCCGCCGGCTTCTTGCGGGAAGGCTTGTCGGTCAGCACCTCCCAGTCGGGGTGTTCGCGGCGGATCCAAGAGTCGGCCATGTCGTAGACGAGCTGGCCGACGCTCTTCTGCTCGTGGCGCGCCACCTGCCGCACGAGCCCGGCGGTTGCCACGTCCACGTACAGAGTCACCTTCCGGGGCTTTTCGTCCTCGGGGGTTCGGATACTGAGGATGGTCGTCATGCCTTCACCTTCTTGGCCGGCTTCTTCTTCTCGCTCTCGATCTCGCGGAGCAGAGTCGAAAGCCCGGAGACGCGCTCGGCGGCCACGAGACCCATGGCGTACTTGATGCCGAGGAGCACGTAGTTGTCGAGATGGCGTCCGGCCTGTTTGGCCGTCACGATTTTGTTCAGGGTGCGCTTCGATGGCGGCGCGGGACGGTCGTCACCACGCTGCTTCTGGACGGCGCGCTGCGTAGGCTTCTCGCCCGTGCCCAAAAGCTTCTTCAGCGTTCCTTCCTGGGCCTCGAACGGCATCCCGTGGAGGGCGACGGCGGCGGATGCCCGGATCTGGCCGGCGCTCACGGCCTCCATCACGGCCGGCGCCAGCTCCAGAAGCTTGAGCCAGTTCGAGATGGACTGCGTCGTCACCCCGAACTCGACTGCCGCCTCATCCTCGCTGTGGCCCATGTCGAGGTAGCGCTGCGCCTTGCGTGCCTTGGCCATGAGCTGGTCTCCCTGGCGCAGCTCGTTGGCGCTGACGGCAATGCCGAACACAGCCTTGTCCTCATCCCGGCGCACGACGCCGGGCACCCGCATGGTCTGAATGCCCTGCTCAACGAATCGGCGGTTGGCTTCCCGAGCAGCCCGCACGCGCTGGCGGCCATCGATCACTTCGGGCCTGCCACTCGGACCCTTGCGCACGAGCACAGGCTTGAGCACGCCGTGCAGCATGATGTTGAGCACGAGCATCTCGGAGAGCGGCAGCTTGATCCGCTCGTCGTAGAGCGGATGCGTCGGCTCAGCCGCGCTGTCGAGCCCCACGATGTGTAGCTCCGCGGGGTCGAACAGGAACATGTTGCCCCGAGGGCCGTTGAACGTCTGACCTCCCATCGCATACCTCCTTCAGCTACCGAATCTTGAGATCCTTGGCGACAGCCAGGAACGTCGCTTTCGCGTGATCCTGCGTCCACCGCTCGATGCGCTCGGGCCAAGGGTGCACACCACGAATGGACTCCCACTCGCGCTCGCCGGGACCGAGAAGATCCCGATACTCGGTCGCCAGCTCTTCAAGGTCGGCCAGGTGAACTTCCTTTGGCATCGGCCATGGAAGCCCGAACCTTTCGGCAACAGCCAGCTGCAGGCGCGCTTCGGCCTCCTGATAGTCCAGCATGACGGACTTGACTGGCCGCGGCAGGTCGACGAGGTACGCTTCCGTTGCGTCGTGCAGGAGCCCCCAGGCGGCGTTCTCGGGGCGCACGTGCTTCGAGACGAGCACGGCATGCTGCGCCACCGAAAAGTGCCATTTCACGTGGCCCGCGAACCGGCACTGCATCGAGAGCGCGTGGGCGATGTCGTCCAGGTCGATGAGCTTCGGGTCGGGCTCCATCGGGTAGAACACCTTGCCGCTGAACGTCTGCATCCAAGTCATGGGCTCACCTTCTTCGCCTTGCTCTTTGGCTTGGTCGCGGCGTCGATCGTGGCCGCGAGGTCGCCAAGCATCTGCTCTGCCTCGGCGATAGCATCCTCTTCGGACCACTCGTGAGCGTGTTTGCCCGCGTCGAATTTCACGCAGCGCCACAGGTCGATCCGGCGGATACCGCTCATCTCCGAAAGCACCATCGAGATGAAGGCTCCAAGAACGTGCTCGACACCGTCGTCATCGCGGCCATGCTGAATGTCCAGGCAAACGCCCGTGACGACCGCCGGTCGGATCCGCCACATAGAGGAGCGCGTCGAGATTTCCAGCCAGGAGCCGACGCACGTCACGTCGGCTGTCTCTTCGATTCCGTAGGTCATGGGCATATCACGTTCTCCTACTCGTCTTCGTTGCAGCCGCCTGCTTCAGAATCACGATGGCGTCGTGGAAGAAGTTGGCAACTAGCACCTCGTCGCCGCCGAACTTCGAGCCACAGTCTCGCCAAAGCCTCTCTTCGTAGCGCAGCTTATTGAGCACCATGTTCCGGTGCGCCGGCTTACGCCTTCGCCATCGTTCACTGGCTTTCATCTCGACCTCCTACTCGTCGTACCAGTCGTCCGGCCTGTTCTTGTCCTCGGGCCACTGATCGGGCGGCGTAGCGATCTGACACTCGGCTACGTCGACCTCGCACCGGCAGTTGCAGTCGCACGTGGGCAGCACGCGGAACTGCTCGGTCATCTCGGTGATGCGATGCTCGTCGATCCTTCGGCGCACCTCGTCGCCGACGAGATAGCCGACCGCCGTGGCCAAGACGCCAACGCCGAACAGCACCAACTTCATGCCCGACACCATCTGACCTTCGCTCATCGTTCAACCTCGTGCGATGCAGTAACCAGCGACGATCGCGCTTTCGCCGTTCTCGTTCACGTAGGCGTTTCGGTAGCCGCCATCGACGTAGTGCTTCATGCCGCAGCGCTCGCAGGTGCGCAGGAGGTAGCGAGGGCACTCGGGCTCAGGCACGAGAACCGTCCTTGTGTGCTGGCAGGTCCACGTGTGCTCTCTCGCAGCCCGTGACGAACTCCTGGCACTCGCGGAGGATCCGTTTGCGAGCCCTGGCGGCTTTCTTGGGCGCGGTGCCCTTGGCGTCCTCGACGGCATGGATCAGCTCCGATCTGTACATGTTGGCCGACCGCATCAGCTGCTGGTGGGCCTTCTTCTGCGCCTCGATCCCATTCTGGATCTCGGCCTCCAGCTCAGCGATGCGGGCCAGTCGCTTCTGGTACGTCTCGCGGCCACGCACGAGCTTGCGCGTTTCCTCGTACTGTTCGCGGGCCTCCCTGATGGGCGCGATGCCCACGAGCGACCGACGCGAGTAGCCGGCGCAGGACCAGCGTCGCAAGCGTTCTTCCGAGACGCCGAGGAGCCCAGCCGCTTCCTCGATCGACAGCGCTCGAACGTACGCGGCAGCGATGGCCACGTCCGTAGGACACTGCCCACTTTCGACTCGCTTCGCGAACTGCCTATCCAAGCTCTCTCGTGCCATCCCTCACCTCATGTAGGAGCGCAGCATCTTCATCGGCTCGCCCGCCTCGGCGGCCACTACAGCGCCGAGCGCATCGATCCCGTGCTCGGCTATGTCGTCAGGCAGGTTGAGCCACTTGTTCGCGTCGAACTTGGCGAGCAGCGCGTTGCGAACGTCGTACTTGGTCGCGGTTCCGACCTTGCAGACCGCCAGCTTGATCTCTTGCGGCGTCGACTGCAGGATTGGACTCTCGTCGTATGCGAACGAGAGCGCGCAAAGAACGCCCCAAGCTCGGGCGATTTCAACAGCGTCGCCATCCGCCATGGGCGAAATGAACGCCCTCGCGCAAATGAGCTTTGGCTCGCGCACGATCAGCAGTTGGGACAGCTCCTTGGCGATCTCGCGAGCCCGGCGCGAATCATCGTCTATCTCCCTCACGCGGAGCTTCTTTGCCGAGCGCTCTGTGCGAATGGCGCCAAGGTCGACAAGCCGGTCGTTCTCGGGATGCGCCCCAATGGCCACGACGGCGTAGCCGAAGTGAGCGAGCGATGGAGAGACGCCGAGCACCATCATCGGATTGTTCATGGGAGCTTCACTGCCCGGGTCACAAGCCACCAAAAGCGGTCTACCCACTTTCCAGGCGGTCCGGGCCAGTCCCGCATTAGCAGTAGCTCCTCGCCGTCCTCGATGGGGCGCGTCCCGATGCAATTCGGCTCAGGCAGCCCCATGATGATGGCCCGAGCCTCGAACACGCTTGAGCACGCAAAACCCTCGCGGAGCAGGTCTCTGGCCTCCACCGCGTCGAGCCGACGGATGTGGAGCGGGTACACCTCGGGCGGGCACCAGTTGTCGATCTCATGGAAGTAGCCGGCGATTTTCACTTGGCCACCTGCACGAGCAGCCAGAAATAGCGGTTGACCTCCTGGCTCGTGCCGGCGTCCTCTATCCAGTGGTGCGCAAGCAGCAGCTCGTCGCCCGGCTTCAACCCGAACGCGTTTTCGTCGATCGGCCCCTCGATGATCGTCGCCGCATACTCCGGCCCACAGAACCGCTTCACAGCGATGTCGAACGCCCCACTTCCATAGGCTGTCCACAAAACGCCGTACGGCTCGTGTAGCCATCCCGACGCTTCCACGTGCGACAGCTCCCTAACCGACACATCGACATCCGCACTCGCCGACACGAGGCGCCACCACTTGAACCTATCGAGCCTGTCCAAGAACCTTCCCATGGACCGATTCGTAGCACGGCCGTTCCGCGCGGCGCAACACCTATTTCACGAAAAAACGAAACGGTGTTTTCTTGCCAGGCTTGCCGGCCCTACACGGCCTTGCGGATCCAGTCGAGGTACTGGTCCATCGGGAAGCCCTTGCCCGGATCGACGTGCGTGCCGCCCATCGCGAGCGTGACCGCGTGATGCGTCGTCACGCCCCGAAACTCGTCGGGCAGCGGTCGGTTCTTGTCGAGGTACTCGCGCTTGGCTTCCTTCAGCATGTCGGCCGTGATGTGCTGCACGGGCAGGTTCCAACGAGGCACGGTGACCTTCGCGGCGACCTTCGCGCTGATCCAAAGCATGTTGGCGCTGTAGTCGTCGAGCCATTCCTCGCGCGTCTGCCGGGCCCAGCCTGCGTGCTCGTAGCCCACGCCGAAGCGGTTGGCGGCCTTCGCGTGCCAGGCGATGTGCTCCTCGGGCACGCAGATGACGGCGCTGTCGCAGTCGAACGCCCAGTGCCAGCTCGCCTTCGGCGCGGGGCCTCGTCGGCCGGCGCCCCACGCAGCGACCGACTCCGCCGTGCTCGGCTTCTCGGCGGCTTCCATCGAATGGATCACGATCCAGTGCACGAGCGATCGGTTCGCGATCGTGTAGTTCGCAGCCAAGATCGTCTCGGCCTGGTCGACCTCGAAATCGCCGAGCAGGAGCCCCGGGCCGACGACGACGGTGTTCGGCAGGATCTCGTTCATCGCGGCCTTGCGCGTCAACGGTCCGACGACGCCGTCCGCCTTCAGCCCGTGAGCTGCCTGCCACGACTTGGTCGCCGTCTCGGTCTTGAACCCGAAGACGCCGTCCGGCTTGGCGCCCACGACCGTCTGCCACGCGGCGACGTCCTCGCCGATGGAGCCAACGCGCAGCGTTCGGTCGAACACGGGTTTGCCCGACGGCGTCGTAACAGGCGTGTCCTCGCTCGTTGGTTCGTGATCTCCAGGGGCCGACACGCCGGGGTGACGCATCGCCCAGAGCACCCCCTCGGCCGAGACGAGCGCCGAGAGCACGGGGTCTTTCGCCACGTCCTCGATGTCCATGAAGACGCCGTCGATCCACACCTCCCGCTTCCAGAGCACGACGACCTGGATGTAGTCGTGGTGTTTGTCGTTGTGCTTGAGCCCCGGCTCGGGCTGCCAGAGCCGTCCGCCCTCTTTCGTCGCCGCCTGGCTCGGCGCCTTCGGATCGTAGAGGCCGTAGTTCGAGCTGAGCGCGGGCTTGCCGCGAAGCTTGTTCGTGCAGCGCCAGTTCTTGCCGACGGGCTCCGAGATCCCTTTGCGGCCGGCAATGGCTTTCTCGACGTCGTCGTGGTGGCGGATGACGGCGCCGTTGTCCTTCATGTTCGGGCTGTAGCCCCGGGTCGCCCGCTCGGCCGGATCGGCGGGCTGCGTACAGGGCGGCAGCTTGTTCGCGGCAGCCGCCCAACGCAGATCGCTCATCTTCGCCGTCGGCAGTACGAAGCCGAGCTTGTCGGCGATGCGCTGGGCCGTTGGGTGCGTGCAGGTGATGCGGACGGGGTCCTCGGTCCCGATCATGAACGCATCGGTCGCCACCTTGAGGATCGCCGCCCGACCGCCGACGCGGGAGTAGACGTCCGCCCACTCGATGGGC